CCCCACTGAAACAGCGGGATTGGCGACGTGGCTCAACATCATGGTGTCGTCAACGAGGTGTGTAGGGAAGTGAATCCCGTGCTTGCGGAGCATCGCAACGTCATACCGGGCGTTATGCGCGACGAACCGGCCGCCTCGCTCCGAGATACGGTCAACTGCCTCCATTGCGAGGCCGCACCAGCGGTCAACAGGAATCGCCCAGCCGTGGTCACGGTCCCCGAACTGGATGAGCCGCACCTTGTCAGTGAAGGTGTTGAGTCCTTCGCCTTCAGTGTCGAATCCGATGCGGTTCGCAGTGGTGGAACCCAGCCACTCCATGAAGGCGGTAACGTCTTGGTAGTCTTCCACCAAGTGCAGGGATACGTCTTTGAGCATGTCATCTGTCCTTTCTTCGTTAGTCCTATGATACAGAAAACCCGGCACCGAACGGGTACCGGGCTCCTGTTACCGCTCCTGCGTCGAAGACTCCATCAACTCCATGATCTCCGCTCGAAACAGGCGTATATGTCCACCTGGAGTCTTCACTGAACCCACCTTGTTCGCAGCGGCCCAGCGCGTCACTGTTTTTGGATCAACGCGGAGGACTTTCGCCACTTCGCTAGGGGTCATCAAGTCATGGTTCGATGGTGTCACTCTATCTCCTCTGTGTCCTTAGAACATATCATCTGAAGCGATGATCACGAAAACACCCCAGTAGGCAAGGAACAGCGTCACAGCGACCACTAGCGCCAAGTGCGAGGAACCTCCTAGGAGCGTCGTTACACCGTATCCTGCGGCTCCAAGCCCCGTGGACATGATCAGGTTGAACAGCACTGCACCCACTGAGTTCATCTACTCTCCCAGCGGGTAAAGACGACGAACCTGGCTATGTACACCAGCGTCATCACCCAGAACGCCTCCCAGTAGTCCAATGTCGGTACCACAGGGAGCCAGGAGTGGAGCCCCTTGTCAATGCCGAGCATGGCCGCGAGGCCACCCACAGGCACCATGAGCACCCAGGCGAACACGAGCATAAGCATCGCGTGAGCGGACTTCTCGGCCTGGGTTGGTTCCTCAATCTCTTGCATATTTCTCCATAAAATGTCGAGAAAATCCCTTGAACAACTTGTCAGCATTTTACGCATAATTTTTCCGGTAAATCCCTGTATGGATGTCATCACCGATTTTCGGATAATTTTTCGCGAAAAAGTGTGTAAAGATCTTGTAAGCAATTTATGCGGAATTTTCCCGGAAAAACCCCTTACAAGTCTTCGAACGAATTTTACGATAATTTTCCCGATAAAATGCTTCGAAGGTTGTTGAGGAGTTTTCCCGGTAATTTTATCCAGTTTATTGTGTGCGTCCTCTATCAGCAATCTCGGGATAAATATCCCCTAAATTCCCTTTGGTGAACTCGTCACCAATCCTGAGGTTTTCGTACTCGTTTTTGGAGAGGCAGTCATTCCATCCGTGATTGGCACGCGTCGATGATCTCGTTTAGCTGCTGAATCGAGTCCTTGATACCGAATCGGCTTCGCTGCGAGGAGACACTAGACACCTTGGCACGTTCGGATTCGAGTTCTGCCAAGGCTTCTACAGCCTCTTTCAGTACTTCAATCTTGATGATCATGATCGTGCGTTCAGTACTGTTCATCGGCCTGCGCCTTTCGCTCGATCCACACCACGCGGTAGGCCACATGGTTGTCCGCGAACTGGAGTTCAGCCACGTGGTGGGTTGTAGGGTTGTCCGCGTAGACGCGGCGGGTTTCCACGAACTTAGCGCCCCAATACGACCCGTCGCACTCCCGGAGGTACTTGCTCCACTCCGCGAACTCCTGGCGCGCGTCCTCGGGATCGCTCTGAAGGATGGAGTAGTTCACCTCCACGCGGCTGGCGACGTTCAGCGGCGCCTGCATGAACCGGTTGTTCAGGAACTCGGACAGGTGAATGAGTCCCTGGGCGGTGTTGTGGTAGTGCTGGTTGTCGGATTCTCCGTACATCATGTGTCCTCTCATCTTTGATCTTCAGTGGCGTATGAGGGTCGGGTGTTCACCCCTGTTCACCCGACCCCGGCGTTGTCTGAAACGCCTGATCCCAAGACCCGCGCGAGGGTCTTGTGCGTTGGGACCTCCTGAACCTATCACAGCGTCCCCTTTCATGCAATGCGGGGTCGCTGTACTCAGAGTCCCAGATATGAACCAGGCTCGGAAGGACGCGGCAGTACTTCGTCGTACTGCTCGCAGACGGCCGCAATGCCTGTATCGACCCGTGCAGCCTCCCTGAACGCCGTGGCGTTCGTGAACGGGATCTTCCGTTTGGCACCCGTGTTGTGGTTGTTCACTACCATGCCGCGCAAGATCTCCTCAGGATCATCCGACCACACAGTCTTGATGCGGTGCTCTTCGTCTGGGACCTCCGACTTACCCATGAGGACTAGGACGTAGGAGACCGGCTCGCGCTGGGGATCGTCGGTGATCGTCTTCAGTACTGCGACATCAGCCCAGCGGCAGGCGGGGCACGGCCGTCCCTTGAGCGGAGCGGTTCCCGGGCGATGGCCCGTGTGACTCTGATCCTTGAACGAGGAGGCGAAGCCGAGCACGACCACCCGCGACACCTGGCCTGAGGCCATCACGTTGATCTCAGTCCGGTCCTGAATGCGGTCAAACTCCTCGCACTCGTCCAGTGCAAAATCCGCAAACGCCTCAGAGAGGATGTCGAAGGGCTTCAGCGACTCTTTGATGACCTCTAGTGCTTCGTTATGGTCCATGCTGTGTATTCCTCTCATCATTGATCGTTCGTCTAGTACATGCATGCTTACTTACTGTGTGTGGAGCGCGGCCCCGTCGATACCAGCTGGCAGCGAACCGAATCATAGATAGATTTGGCTGTGACAAGTGCGGTTGAGCCGCGCTGTCACAACACTACCACATGCGCTAGGATGTGGGTACGACACACGATGAGAGGATGACACATGGCTACTGTCAAGTTCAGCGCTACCGCTGCGGGTGGGCAGGCCAGAACACCCGGAGCAGCTGCGTACGTGTGTACGTGTCTGGGGCTGCGGGTGTTCCCCCTGGTGCCACAAGCCGGAACGCCCGCGCTCAAAGCATGGCCCGAGCTGGCCACCACCGACCGAACACAGGTTGAAGACTGGTGGACCGGGGGCGAGTACTCCGGCTACGGGGTCGGTATCGCCTGCGGGCCCGGTTCGGGTATCTGGGTGCTCGATATCGACGTCAAGCACGGTGTCAACGGCTTCGACACGTTGCGGCGCTTGTGCTCCCGGCACGAATACGATCCCGAGGATTTCACCCGAACGATGGGCGTCGCTACCCCTTCGGGGGGTGCGCACCTCTACTTTCGCTGGACTGAGGGCGTGCGAAACTCGACAGGTGCGAACAACCGCCTCGGGCCCGGACTGGATGTCAGGGCTGAACGCGGCCTGGTCCGCGCCCCTGGCTGGGACGGTTACCAGGTGATCCCGCGCGGCCCGGAGGGCATCCGCCGCGTGGGCATCACGGAGGCTCCCGCATGGCTGGTAGAACTCACCAGGAAACGCCCCGTGCCGCTGACGGAGCCTGGTGACCGGTATGACCCCGAGTGGTCGGCCTGGCGTGATCGCAGGGCCCTCGCACAGCTGGGCCGCGCACCCGAAGGCGGCCGGAACGACATGCTCAACAAGGTGTCCTACCAGCTCGGCATATCAGGACAGATGACGAAAGACGACGCCTGGGCGCAGGTCTGGGCTGTTATGGCGCGCATCGGAGGCGGGGACGAGGCGCGGGAGCGTCGCACGTTCGAATCAGGCTGGAATGCCGGACAGGCCGCCATGGGGCAGACGTAGGGTATGGGAACCCGGCATCGACAGCGAGCCGGGTCACACAACCGCATACGCCGGGCGATATCGGCTCCTGACGCCAGCGGGGCGCTTCCCGAAGGAAGCGCCCCGATCATCATTCGACTGAAGATAGGAGAACCATAACATGGACGCTGCAACCGATCCCCAGCACGATCACGACAGCAACGACGCAAAGACAATGAACGGCACGAACGGGCATGTAGACCTGGACATGCGGAGCATGATCCTGGGAGGCCTGACGCCGCCTGCGCCGAAGGTAGGCGGTGCAGACGCCGCGAATGGCTCGGATGGCGCGTCGGGCACCGAAACAGCTGCCGAAGACGTGGCAACGCAGGTGATCGCCGTTGACGATCACTTCCGCCTGCTCCCCTCCGCGCTGCCCGTATCAGAGGGCCCGGTTCCCGGGCCGAGGCAGCCCGACGCGGTAGCGCGGTTCCTGCTGTACCTGTACGCACGCGAAGGCGTCCATCTCAAACACTGGCGGGATGACTGGTATCTATGGAGGGGCGCCAGGACCGGAGGTGCATACCAGCGCCTGACGGGTGCTGACAACCGGTACGCCGTTGCCGACTCGGTGCGGAGCGTGCTCTCGGACGCCAAGTACACAGTGACCACAAAGGACACCGTAGATGTCCGGGATTGGGCTCCGAGCCGGACGAGTGTGACCGAAGTCGTGGAGGCGATGGCCGCGCAGTCGCGGCCCAGCGAGAGCATGTCCGCTGGGACGTGGCTCGTGGACTGGGATGAGCGCGAGAAGGGAACGCCTGGGGCTGAGGTGACCTGTGTGGCTAACGGGCTGCTGTGGTCGCCCAGGGCGGCGAGCGCGGACGTGGGCGTGGGCGCTGGTCTGGAGCGAGAGCGTGAGCGCACACTCCTGCCGCATACGCCTGAGTTCTTCACCGACACCGCCGTGGCCGTGGCGTGGGAGCCGGGGGCGCGATGTGGCCGATGGATGCAGTTCCTCGAAGAGCTGTGGCCCGGCGACGGGGACTCGCAGGCGTTGTTGCAGGAATGGTTCGGCTATGTGTTGACGGGGGACACCTCGCTTCAGAAGATGCTTACCCTCATCGGTCCCAAGCGCTCAGGCAAGGGAACGGTGTCCTGGGTGATGGAGCAGCTGCTCGGCGGATCCCGCCAGGTCGACCACCCGACCATGGCGTCGCTGGCAACCAACTTCGGCCTGGCGGGCATGCTCGGCAAGCGGCTGGCCATCATCGGCGACGCCCGCATCGCCAAGTCTGATCCGGCCATTGTGGAGCGGTTGCTCATGATCTCGGGCGAGGACCCGATCACGATTGACCGCAAGCACCAGTCGCCCATCGTCGCCAAGCTGGACGCCCGGATCGTGATCCTCTCCAACGACCTTCCAGACCTGCGCGACACCACCGGGGCGCTTGCCTCGCGCCTGATACCGCTGACAACTGAGGCGTCGTTCTTCGGCAGAGAGGATCTGGGGCTGAAGGCGAAGCTCGGATCTGAGCTGCCGGGAGTGCTCAGATGGGCCATGGAGGGCGCTGACCGCCTCTGGGGTCAGGGCGGGAGGTTCACGACGGGAACGGCCGTGCAGGGCGCCATGCGTGACGCGGAGCGGGCAGGGTCGCCCGTGATCGCGTTCGCGCAGGACTGTCTGGAGTTCGAGGCTGACGCCTACACGCTGAAAACCGCGTTGTACGACATGTACGTCATGTGGACGACCGATGCGGGATTCGGTGTAAAAGGGAAGAACGTGTTCTTCCGAGACCTCAAAGCGGCGTTCGCCGGACAGGTCAATACGGACGCAAAGCTTCCCCCGTCACAGGGTCGGACCCCGATCGTGAAGGGTGTCCGGGTCGCGTAGGACCCCGTGCATCCCGGACAGGCCCCGGTTTTTGTTACTGAGAGTGACGAAAATCGGGGCTTTTCCCTGTCCGGCCTGTCCGGGATACATCCCGGACAGGTATCCCGGACAGGTAGCAGAGCGTAGTGAGGCGATTACAGGGGTTTATCGATTCGTTATCACTGTCCGGGATCTGAGGGGGTGGTGCACGGGATGGTGTCTGGGATGGTGTCTGGGATCGATTATGGCTGTGACCTGGTCTTCTTTTCTAGCTGTCCGGGATGTCTGGGATACTTTTTAGATAATTGCTATGAGAAGCTAAATATAACGCTTGTACTGTTAGAATATGAAATGCTAGAGCTGCAATGCAAAAGATCCCGGACACCCCAGACAGGTGGGGATCCCGGACAGGTAACAGAAAGTGATGGCCGATGGGGATGACGAAGGACGAGCGGAAGGCTGAGATCCCGTTCTCGGGGGAGGCGAATGTTTCGCCTTGGGACTTCCTGCTGGCGGAGGTGCGCAGGAGCGCGTACCGGTCGCAGTGGGTCGACCAGCGAGTCGAGGTGGAGACGCAGCATGACCGCGAGTTGGGCAACAGGGCGGCCGAATGGGATGACGCGGACAAGTACGAGCGGATGAGGATGGCGCAGGGCCGTGAGCTGCGGGAGTGGATCAAGCTCAGCCGGGAGGAGCGGGCACACGGCGCGCAGGTAGCCCGTGCGGCCGTCTCAGCGGGCCTCTCAGAGCGCTACATCGAGAGTGTGCAGGCTGAGGCGCAGATGATCGCGAACGTGCTCCAGAGGGCGCTACAGGCCGCGCAATTGAGCCCTGAGCAATGGCTGGACGCAACCGAGGAGCTGCGGATCGCGCTGGCGGAGGTCGGCCGGGAGTTGAACGAGCGGCACGCAAGCGTCGGCCATGGCGTGCCCCGTCATCCCATGATTGAAGGTTGAGCCTGGGGGACTCAAGTTCTGGCTACTGGTTGGTAGCTTGTGGGAACCCCAATTCTCGTGAGCTATTCCCGTTCCCGAGGTTGTACGTCGCTGACTTGTATGTGCGCAGGTCAGGGATATCCCACGGGCGATATGGTCACGATACGATAACGAGATTGCCAGCGCGGGTACAGATCCAAGACGCAAGACGTTGTTTGAGGGCCCTAGTGGCTCTGTGACGCCCTTACAGGCCGATACCCTTACCCGTGTAGGGGTTCGCTATGGGAGGCTGTCAGCGTTGCTCTCAGGGCCAGGAAACGCCAAAGGACCCCGCATTGCTGCGGGGTCCTCGTGTACTGGCTATTGATCAAGCCTGATTGCGGCGTCGCCGCTCCTCGGCCCGACGCACACGTTCAGCGTGTTCCTTCTGACGCTTGACCTGCTCTTCCGCTTGCTCCTTACGTCGTCTTGCTTCCTCACGTTCGGCCTGCGAGGGGCCTCGCTGGTTGATGATGCCCTTACGTACCTTGTCGAACTCGGATTCCTTTTTGCCCATGTGTCCTATTCCTTGTCGATGATCTTGTCAGCCGCGCGGATCACGTCGTTCAGGGCCGCCATCTGCTCTTTCTGCTTGGCAGTGAAGTTCTTCCCCGCCTTGCGCATGATCTCCTGTTTCTCCTGACGTGCCTTGTCTTTGGCGTTCTGAGCGGATTGCTTGGAGATCTTTGCCATCGTTGCGTCCTTTCGTCGTTGTTGTCCAGTCTAGCACACAATGAATGCAGGCGGACCAGGCACCCCCTGCCTCGGGGGTTTTGTCCGAATTTCGGCGGAGGGCGGCCGGGGGACCAAACAACCGTCGCCCCCGCTCCCAACTTCGATCGGCAAACGCTTACCTACTTGCCGCGAGAAAAGCCGCCTCTCGGCGGCCCCTCTCAGATCCCCAGGTATTCGCGTCCCTTGCCAGTCAGCTCCCAGGTGATTATGTCAACGCTCACGTTGTGTCCGGTGGGGTAGGTGTAGGTCTTGATCTGGTCCGTCTTGACGCCTTCGATCAGTCCGGCCTTTGCGAGCGCCACCGCCGTGGTGGAGCGGATGTACAGGAGGTCATCAGAGGCCAGGTTCCAGTTGTTGGCGACCTTGCCAGGGTTCTCGGTGATGGTCTGGAGTGCTTTTTCCTGGGCCTGGGTGAGCTTCTTCATCGTCTTCATCCTTTGTCTTGTCGTCCTTGTCCCTGAAGCCTAACACCCCATCAGGAGCGCCGCAACCCATACCCCAAGTTTTTTAATATTTTTCTCAGAGAAGCATCAGTGTCACAGCAAACGCTTACATATCCCAGCCGAGAAAAGCCCCGCCGGAGCGGGGCGCTCAGTTACGCGTAGCTATCGAACGCATACACCTCACGCTCAGTGTCGTATCCGATGAGGCTAACTTCCTTCCCCTCTGCGATCATCTCGCGCCGGGCTGCGTGTGCCTCACGTTCGGACTTGAAGGTGTGCTCAATCATGGCATCCATCCTTTATCGTTGTCGTTCATCGTTGTACCCAAAGCCTAACACCCGCCTGCACAGGGGCGCAAGCTGGTGGGGCAACTTTCTCAGATTCTTTTCGGCTACTCCTCGTCCTGCGCGAAGATGCGCTCGGTGCCCGTGTTGAGCATGGTCCAATCGGAATGCTTGTGCTTGGCGGTGTATCGGTTCCCGGGGTGAACCTTCACGATCTCGCAGTCGCGCTTGACGTGGCCCGTCAGCGTGATGACTTCCACGGTTTGCCCGAGTGCGAACTCTTTCGTCATGTCTTCGATCCTCTCAGATGCCGTACTTTACGGCTCGACGCTTGAGCCCAGACTTGGCGCTGCGCTCGGACTTGTACTCGGCCGATTCCAGCACGAACGGACCGGATTCAAGATTATGGATCAACCGGCCGTAGTACGTGGTACCGGCGAACATGCTCCTGATCTCGGTGATCACGAATCGGTAAGCGCGGACTTCGCAGGCCCAGTAGGTCTGCCCGTGGGCGTCGGTGTTCTCTGTCCAGGTCAGGTGCATCTTAGATCCTCTCATCGTTGGTGGGCGGGGCTCCAGCCCCGCCCGGATGGCGTCTAGTAGCGGGTGTGGGTGGCGGGGGTGAGGTGCAGCAGCACCTGCGCGTCCATGTTCATGTCGAAGATCTCTGCGAACTGGTCGCCAGCCTCAACTGCGATGTCGAAGGCGCGGCGCGCTTCGGCGATGGTCTTGACGAAGATTTCCTGAGTGGGTCCGCAGTTCTTGCGCTGTCGGGTGACCATGTAACGGTTCATGATGTGCTCCTGTCTTGCGTCTTTGGTCTTTGATCGTTGCCGTTCTTCCTTGCTGAAGACAACATTACCACCCCCTCATCGCGGTTGACAAGGGGGTTCGGTAATTTCTTTGAAGTTGTGTTTTCGCAGGTCAGCCCATGTAGGCTGACCAGTGGTTGGCACCAGGGTCTGCTCCTGCCAGGACGAATACGGGAACATTCATGGCGGAGCACAGCCGGAGCATGTCAGGGGTAATGCTGCGCATGATGCGCGCGGACTGCCCTGTTCCAAGGCGCTGGCACTCCTTCGGGTACTGCTTCCGCGCTGCTCTGCGTTCGGGTTTGGAGGTGCGGTTCTGCATATTGCCCCCTGCCTCAGCTGTGGTCCGCTGCTTCGTCATCATCATCGGAGTCAGCTCCACTCTTCGCGAAGTAGGCACCTCCCAGTGCAAGCGCAAGGAACGCGAACACGAGGAGCCCTAGGCCCAGCCCGAACGCGAACCTGCTCTCAATGCCCAGCATAGGAGCGGCCAGGGAGGCTGCTACGGCTCCGTAGATGATCCAGGAGAGTGCCTTGTTGACGCTCTCAGGCTTGCCCATCCCAGTCCCCCAAGTCGATCGGTTCGGAAGGGATGGAGACGTGATACCAGCGTTCCACGTTGGTGATCTCGGCGTCCATCCAGTTCCCCAGCATGGAGAACACAGGGCAGGGGATCTTGTCGCCGTTCTCATCGAGAAGTGTGAGCCGGAAGTGCGTCTGTTCCACTACTTCACACCTCCGTCCCATGTCTGTGAGTGCGACACGCGAAGGTGTTCGAGTGCTTCACGTTCGGCACTGGCAGGGAAGCCCAACGCGGTTCGTACCCAGTCGCAGTCAGCGGCAGTGCACGTAAACACTGTCGTGTTTCTGTCTTGAATGCTCATGATGATCTCGGGTCCGTAGCTGTCAGGCTTGTCCATCTTCATGTCCTCGCATCCTCCGCAGGTACTTGCGTTCCGCCTTGTTGATCTTCCTCCGAGCTTTCGTCACCCTGCGATCCGCGCGGTACTGGTCAGCCTCGGAGATGGTGTACAGCCAGTCTGTTCCGGTCTGGCGCATCACGTCACCCTGCATAGCTGCCTGAGTGGCTTCCACCTCATCAGCCCAGCTCATCGGGGTACTTCCCCTCGTCATGGAGGCTCCGCGCAATGGTGAAGCACTCCGGGCAGTCAACCGCTGTGTGTTCCGGCTTCGGGTGCCACGGAGCGCAGCGACACCCGGTTGGGATCACATCGTTCCCGACGCCGCACAGCGCGACTGAGCCCCACTTGGTTCGGTACCCAATGTGGTACGAGGCGGGATAGCCGTGCCAACTGTTGTCAGGTTCGCCCCACTTGATGTGCCCCGGGTTGCTCTTGATGACGTACAGCTCATCCTCAGCGGTTGCACGCGGAATCGGCTCCTCACGCTGTGGGAATAGATCGGCAATGTCGAATGGTTCCATCGTGTGTCCTCTCGCCTAGTACTTCGCGAGCCTGCGAACCAGGCCGCGCATGCCGGTTTTCGGAGATTGGTACGCGGTCTCTGTAATTACCTTGGCGTCGGGTCTGAAGATGATCTCACCCCAGTACCACGGCCCCTGAGATCCGGGTGGATTGGTTTCAGTGATGACCAGTTTGTATAGCTTGTTGTCGGTGTAGGCGATCCATACTGGATCGCCGCCAGCGTTGACAGTTTCACGCCATTCCAGCTCCATCATTCATCCTCTTCGATGTCGCACTCACAGTAGATCATCTCCCGGTCGCACGCGTCGCAGTAAGCACAGGTGCACTCGTCCTCGTGGTTGTCGCAGTATCCGCAGATCTCCATCGTTCTATCCTCTCTGTGCCGAGCGTTCGACAGTAGCTGAGTGCAATCCCTGTGTGATGGTGAACGTAGCGATATCCACGCCGCGAACGATCGCGTCCGTTTTGGCCTGCGCGGCTGCCTCGTTGCACTTCCGGCAACGATTGCCGTGCGATGTGGTTTGGTGCCAGCGGGTTTGTGCCATCTTTGATCCTCTCGTCTTTGGTCTTGCTCTAGCATACCAGAACCCCCGCCCTAGCGGGCGGGGGTTGTCAGCTACCTGCTCTGACGCCGTTCACAGCCCCAGCACCCCACGCGTCTTGTGTTCGCCGCAGTACTGACCGAGGTCGGTCCGCTCATAGCAACCGTACGTGTAGCACACCATGAGCTGCTCGCACATATCCGTGTACACGAAGTGCGCGCGCGAGAACACCTCATCATAGTCGGTGGTCTCGTGGTTCAGGGCGTCCGCATAGGCAAGGCGTGCCTCATGCTCAGCGGCTGCGAGAACCTTGCGGATTGGAGCAGGGAGACTGTGGAGCTTGACTGCCATCGTTCTATCCTCTCGTCTTCATGTATGCATTGAAGGTAGCACCTCCCCTAGAGGCTCACTCCAGTGAGCCTCACAGGCAACCGCTACTGGTCACGTACGCTTGTCGCCATGCTCAGGGCAGAAGAACAGAAACGCGCTCCGGGCATTGTTGGTGGGGTGACGCTCATCGTGGAAGGTCTCGTCAAGCAGGAATAGCCCACTTTTCCAGCTGCTGTTGGGCAGACGCGTGGTTTTCTTGCACCCATACCACGCACAACGTTCTTTACGTCCCATTGTTTGTCCTCCATCGTTAGTTGTTGCGAAGGTATTCATTGATCTGCGAGATACGTTGCATGATCCGCTTGTGCTCTGCCTGAGCCTTTTCGAGTTTCACGCCAGAAAGGTTGGAACTGCCCTGACGGAGTTCACGCGCCTGCGCGATGAGTTCCGCCTTTGTGGTGAAGAGGTTGCCCATTGTCTGTCCTCTCATCGTTTGTCTTTGGTTCCTCAACGATAACACCCCCTCACGGAGGTCCGCAAGGGGGTTCAGATAATTTCTTCAGATCTTGTCACCGCAGCGAATCCCCTGGTCAGCGAGGACATGCAGCATCTCTCCCAGCAGCGTCAACGGTACTTGTACAGCGTCCCCGCCATGTCCTGCCAGCCGCAGTTCCTGCGCCCAGCGGGCGTATCCGAGTTCACCCATCCTCCCGGCGACCGCGCTACAGCGATCCTGCGGACTATCGCCCACCCGCCACAGGCTCACATGTGCCGTGCTGAGGGTGCCACGTGCCTGCGTCATTCGCTGCAGCCGTCGTTCAGTGTTTCCAACTGACCCGCGTAGACCTCCTGGCGTTCATGGATGGAGTTGATCCAAGACACGTCAGGAGTTGAGGCCTGCCCCGCGTCGATGCCTTCGGATACCAGTCCGTTCAACGCCTCAGCGACAATGGTGTACTGCTGGGCGCAGGTGTATACGGACACCGCAGGCGCCATCACCGCAGGCTCACCCCCTGGGCGCCACAGCGACACGGCCAGCGCCCCGACGATGAATCCTCCGATACCGATCGACGCCATGATGAGGGACTGCGCGGTACCGACCCCTGGACGCGAGGAATCCTCCGCGCCCATCAGTTGCCCGATCGGAGCGGAGGATTCTGAGCCCCCGTTGAATGACGACATGCACTGATCATACGCCGCAGATCAGGTGTTTTCGTCGTGTTATCACCCGTTTTGGCGAACTACCACCACATGAGACACATCATCACCATCTGTGATGGAGTGCTGGTGTGTGGTTGAACCCCATGACGAGGCGAACGCCATTGAGTACTCGATTGCGTTGGCGCAGATGGCGCACAACGAAGATTCGGCCACTTCCTCGGATACCTCACAGGGATGCGTGGACTCGACTGACCAGCCCGGAAAGCTCATGATGACTCCTTATCAGTACTTCGACAGGTACAGTGTCGCTCCAAGCATTCGACACGGGTGGCAAGTGCCCACATCCAAGCCCAGAGCGTGAGCTGACCGATGGCGATCGCCACAACAGCAGCGCTGGCGAAGATGACGCTCATCTTATGCCCCCTCATGGTGTCGGAACTGTGCGCCTTTAGTACAGATGCCGGAATCCTTCCAGCCAGGACAGAAGATGTCTGGGCACTCCGGGCGGATGCCATACGCTGTTTGACGCAGCCTCCGTACCTCAGCTATCAGGTTGCGAACGTCGTCCAACAGGTACTGTGGTGCATCGTATTCGTTCTGGTAGTCGTGTTCGATGCGTTCCAGATCTATGCTCATCTGCGAACCTCCCAGCAGTCCGCTGCGGGATTGAACACCAAATATAGGTTCGACGTGCGAGGCTCATCGATCAGGGAGATGTCCCCCTCCGAGTCCACTCGCGCCCCGATGCGGTTCAGCGCATCGGCGAGCGCCTGATACTTTCCGGTCCATTCCTTGTTTTCGTTGTCATTCATCGTGTTTCCTCTGTTTCAGGTAGACATGGGGTGATCCATGTCTGACAGATGTCTCTGGTACCGGGCCACCTGGACGCTCGAACCGTCATCCGTTCGCCGCTGGGGTGAACTTCCGGGATCTGGCAGTGATGGTAGCGGACTGCACAGAGCACCCCCTGGCTCGTTCCTGCGTACAGTTCGATGCCGTACACCTCATCCAGGCTGCGCAAAGCGAAGAACGCGGCTGGATCGTTGTCAACCAGCATCGTCAAATCCAACGTCAGCGACACCAGCTCAGGCGCGGGATAAGCCCTGAGCCCATTCTCAGCGACTCCGGCGATCTGTACTGGCTCGTGATACAGGAACTCAGGCTCATCCTCGGTGCTGATAAACCCCTCACCACGGTACAAGACGTCATGAAACATGGGGTTGATACCTGGCGTAGTGATGTAGAGGTGCGTCGCAGTAGGCAGGCTCCCGATCATACCGCTCCTGTTCTCGCGTCCCGAATCGCATCCAGGATGCGACTGCCGGAGACGCGCTCTGCGTGGCCGTACTCTTCCAGCATCGATACGGCCAGGGCTCGCACCGCATCGATAACAGCTCCCTGGTCCATGGCGACGCCGCGAGCCTCGGCGAGATCCAAGCGGAGCTGCCGCACTTCGGTGAGCAGAGCCGGAACGTCCATCGCAGAATTCACCGCGTCGGTAGTGTCCGCGTCGGGACCAAAAGCCGCAGCTTCACGCCTGGTGATCGCGGCCAGTTCCTCGGAGGAGAGCATTACTTCCCACCTCCAGTTGGACGCGGGTTACAGGTCGGGCAGAGGTGGGAGCATGAACCACACTTCATGATGTGTCCTTTCATCGTTTGTCTGTTGACTCCTTTATCGTACCACAAACGCATAGACGCGAAAATCCCCCAGCCTCTCGGCTGGGGGATTCTGCTAGCGGTTCCGGGTGATCAGCTCCTGAGCGTGAGTCTCGATTTTCACCAGGAGCGACCCGCCGATGAAGCGGAGTTCGCTTGGGAGGTTGACGTTCCGACCCCAGGTCAGCTGACCCTCTTCGTTGACGTAAGGCTTCGATTCCTTGATCCAGCGCTTCAGAGCGGTAGCGGTTCCGTAGCTGATGGAGTCTTCCAACAGCGCGTATTCCCCGGTGACCTTGTTGAATCCGAACACCTCGTTCGCGTTCGCGAGGTATTTGCGAACCTCTCCAGTTCCGGGATGCGTCCATTCGTTGAACTTGGGAACCACCGCGATAGTTGCGCTGATTCGGGTGTTCTTCCGAAGCATGTCCAACGCTTCCTTACGCTCCTGTGGGTCTTCCACCGTGTCAATGATGGAGGTGCGAAGCATGGTGTAGAGCTCGTTCATCGTTGCATCCTCTGTCTTTGTACCCTGTTGTCTTGTAAGGACAACTCTAACACCCCCTTCCAGGTGTCTGCAAGGGGGTGCCAGGTATTTTTTCAGATCTTTGTTTTCCCAGTAGACGCTGTGTTCCGTTCGTTGTCGCGGTGCTGCCGCTCCTCGCAGGGCCACTCCTGGCTGCACGCGCAGCAGATGAGTGGTGTGTACCCGCAGGGAGCGCCCCAGTTACAGGCGGGATCAGTGCAGTGCCAGCGGTGCGGGTGGTGCACACCTGAGTGCGGACACGGAGTGTCGGGATTGAGGCGGACGAGCTGGGACATCACAAACCCTTCCCGAGGAAACGCAGCTCCCTGCTGGAGCACGATGCACAGAGATGCTGTCCGCCGCCCATCAGCGTGGTGTGGAAGCTGACCCGAGTCTCCGGCTTGCACAGGGGCTTCATGCCGTTGTATGACGGACTGCCCACGTGTACCGTCCGGCCGCGTCTGTCAGTGATGTACGGATGTACCATCGAAATGTCCTCTCGTCCTGTATCATCCTGATCATAGCAGAAATCCCCGACCGCACGGATCGGGGACTCTGAGGGCTAACAACGAGTGCAGTTGTACGTGAACCACTGACCCGTAGCGCGGTCAAAAGCCTCGTAGCTCCGTGCGCCCCCGCAGGTGGGGCAGATGTCTTTCTGCCCTGTGGGAGGTCCGTACGGTGACCACCCTCCGGTAGCTTGACCCCACTTGTTGCCCTTGCCGGGCTGGTGCCGCTTGATCTTGGAGGCCTTGTGGGTCTTCATGTCCTGCGTCTTCTTTTTCACGGCTTGTCTCGCAGTTCCATGCCGTAGATGTCGTCAAGATGCGGACCCTGCACACGCATTCCGTCTTTGAGCAGACGTGTCTCCTTACCGCTGACTCCCTGAAGCAGCGCCGCAATCTCGGCTCCGTCTAGGGTGGTAATGACCACGTTGTGGCCTACGTAGAGTTCAGCCTCGCGCTGTCTCATTTTTCGTTCCTTCGTCGCAGTTCTTCGCAGTCTTCCACCCGCTCGTAGCAGGATTCACAGATCTCCTCATCATCCGAGGAATCATAATCGTCGTCTTCGTATCGCATTGAGTCTCCTAGAGATGCGTGCACTGACTGAGTGGCTTGCTGCAAATGTGGCAGATGGGATCAGGATTCCAAGCCTCAGAATTGTCCTTCATTGCTGTCCTTTGCGTCGTTTGTCTGGAGGTAGTTCCTCCCCTAGGCACTCCAACGGAGGTGGAGTACCACGGGCAGACACTAGTGCATCGCCAGTCCGAGGACTGCTCCGATGACCATCAACCCAGCTGCGAGGATACCAGCCACTACAAGATGGAAGTAAGTACCTTTCATCATGTGTCCTTTCGTCTTCGTTTCGCGTCCTCGCTTTGTCTTATGAGGCGCTTGCAGCAAGGGCAAGTACGCCCGGTCCAATGCCAGTCAGACCGGGCGGCGCTCTTACGTCGTGTAAGAGCTATTTGCTCACTGTCCTACCAGCTTAGCAGCGTCTGTAATCCGTGTCAACTCAGGTGTTGACCTGCGAAAACATTAAATCAGAACCCGGATTGACGGCCATACACGGCACGTGTACTGTTGGCTGTAGCAAGCCAACGACACAAGACGGAGGAAACACAATGCCGCTGTGGCATGATCGCAGGCCTGAACGTCCTGCACAGTCAGGGGAAGACAGGAAGGCGCGACGCGACGTAGTGAAAACCGTGCGCAAAGACGACGCCAAGCTAGAAGAAGACAAAAAGAAGGAACGTTGATGACCAAAGACAAGGCAGTCCCCGCACCGACTGACGCACAGGTAATCAGGACATTCATCGAAGAATCGGCGGAGATCATCCACAAATCTGAGCACAGCCTCAACCTGACAGAGGTGGAGCGTGCCAAGATGCGAGGCCGCGCGGCTGCCCGTGAGGAACTGGATTTCCGGCTCAATGAGGCCAAGGTGCTCAGGCAGCAGGCGGTTGAGGATGCCGCCGATCGGCTGGCCCAGGCCGCTGCCGAAGTAGGGAAACGTCTTGCCGACTCACTGAAGAGCTGGCACCAGAAAGCGGAAGAACGTTCGGAGCGCTGATAACTGCCTGTGGTACCTCCTGATTCAGGAGGTACCTAGGGGAAATATCAGCACAACGACAGGAGGATGCATGACGATCCGTGATCAACGAATCATCGGCTCGCAGCCGAAGCGCGAGAAGCCGATCAAGAAAGAGGATCCCAAGACTGAAGCCGTTCGGCAGACGCTTCGAGGCAACCCGTTCGGAAAGCAGTACCACGGTAAGGAGTACGGCAGTGATTCTGAGTGACGCTGACCTGAAGGTGGCGCAGTCGTTGTATCGACTGATCGCACCGTTCCGTAAGGAGCACATGCAGCCTGCCAGCATTGACCTCACCCTGGGCGCGGATTTCGTGTCCGAAGATCAGCGCATCATTGTTGATGGCGGATATGAGCTGGCCCCACGGGAGTTCGCACTGGGAACGACCGTGGAGTTCGTCAATGTGCCTCCACACCTGGTGGCACAGATCAACGGGCGTTCGTCATGGGCACGCAGAGGGTTGATAGTCCACACGACTGCAGGGTTCATCGACCCGGGATTCAACGGGCAGATCACGTTGGAGCTGTACAACGTAGGGTCGAAAACGTTGTTTCTCCCTGTTGGGGAACGCATCTGCCAAATCGTGTTCACTGAGCTGACTTCTCCTGCTGAGCGTCCCTATGGGTACGAAGGACTGGGCAGTCACTACCAGGGGCAGACTGGTGCGACTCCGAGCTCGGATAACCGCTGATAGGAGCATTCATGCGCTGGGAAGCCCTGCTCATAGCTTTGATACCGCTTGTGGTGGTGATCGGAGCGGCGATTGGGTTCTACTACGTCACTGAGACACGGATCAGTGGAGAGGATGAGAGGAACACAGACAGTGCCAAAACGATTCAAAAAGGACGCATTCGTCACACTCGATGAGGTAGCGGACGAGTTCGGGTATGCGCTGACGTACCTGAAGGACATGGCGACACCTGGTGACAACCACGCTGACCCCGATCTGGTCCGTCTGCGTGTGCAAACCGACGAGACGTTCCGGGAAGCGTACGGCGTCAAGGCGAAACACGTCTTCGTATACGGAGAGCTGCAGCGTTGGTTCGCCAACCGACAGGCTCGGCCGACAGTGCAGGCGTACAACGCCTCACGCGGCATCATCGTAGGGTAGGGAAAGCGACCTCTTCGGAGGTCGCTTTTTCTGTGCGATAATCACAGTATGGACGCCTACAAGCTAGATCTTGGATCAGCTATCACCGACGCTTTCGATGAGCTGAACCGTGAGAAGGTGGATTATACCGCCGATCCTGCGCGTTGGGCGTCGGACCGTGCCAATATGCATATCTGGTCAAAACAGCGTGAGGTCATGGAGTCAGTACGTGACAACCGCCGAACGGTGGTCAGGGCTTGTCACTCCTCGGGGAAGTCGCACATCGCGTCCACAACTGCCTGCTGGTGGCTCGATTCCCATCCGCCTGGTGAGGCGTTCGTGATCTCGACTGCGCCCACCGCTCCGCAGGTGCGCGCGATCCTGTGGAGGACTATCGGCAAGATTCACCGCGCCTCCAATCTCCCCGGTCGCTGTAACCAGACTGAGTGGCATATGCCAACCGGTGACGGGGGTGAAGAGCTGGTAGGTATCGGCCGTAAACCCTCCGAGCACTCCGAAGGCGCGTTCCAAGGTATTCACGCCAGGTTCGTACTCGTCATCTTGGATGAGGCGCAGGGCGTACCGGACGTGCTCTGGCACGCTACCGAGTCGATTGCTTCCAACAACAAAGCTCGTATCCTGGCGATCGGTAACCCTGACGTGACGAGCGGCCCCTACGTTGACGCCTGCAAATCCGAGCTGTGGAACGAGATCCATATCGGGTACAAACACACCCCCGCTGCCACCGGTGAGGGAGTCCCTGAGGAAGTTGCGGACGGCCTGATCTCGGAAGAATGGGCGCACGACCGACGTATAGCCTGGGGCGAGGACTCCGCGTTGTATCAGTCGAAAGTCCTAGGGGAGATCCCCAAGGGTGATATTGATCCGTGGCGCGTCATCTCTGAGGAGGACGCGGCCAAATGCCGGTACAAGGATGCCGACTATGAAGATGATCCCGATGCAGTGCGCATCGGTGGTATCGACGTCGGCGGCGGGTCGGACCGCACGGTGATCGTGGAGCGGGTGGGTATCGCGGTCGGACGTGTTGCTTCCTTCTCCGACCGGGATCCCATGAAGACAGTCGGCAATCTGGTCAACCACATCGAAGAATGGAATCTCTCCAAAGTCCGTATCGACGTGGTGGGCATCGGCTGGGGTGTGGCTGGTCGTCTGCGCGAGGTGCTGAAAGAACGTCGTTCAAAATGTATCGTTCAGTACGTAAACTTTGCAAACAAGTCAACACAGCCAAAACGATTCCTGAACGTGCGTGCTGAGGCGTGGTGGAACGGCCGAGAGTTGAGCCGGAATAAGGCGTGGAGTCTCGCAGGGCTTGACGACGACGCCATCGCGGAGTTGACCATGCCTCGCTATGCGGTTGTGGACTCCTCGGGTAAGGTCAAAATCGAGAAGAAAGACGACATTCGGGAACGACTGGGACGAAGCCCTGACATCGCTGACGCGCTCCTGTTGGCGTTCTATGACGGGACTGGAAGCGCTGAGGCAGCGGACCCACGCGCAGCCTATGCGGGTATCGACCTCTCGCAGGTATCCAGTGGATACAGCCACTTCGGGGGACCTACGATTGAGGGGTTGCCGTTCACAGTTCCGACTTCGCTTGGTGGGCGGCTGACACGATGAATGCCCGGTCCCTCACCCTAGGGACCGGGCATTGACACAGCCTCACGGCTGTCTGACAGCTTATCAGTCGCGGTACTTCCCGCACCACTGACAGACAGTTTCCAAGTTGTCGTAGCTGTCAGCTTTGAAGGGGTCTCTTCGAACCACTTTCAGCATTTTCGCGGGAGGCGTACGCCCACAGTTGTTCACGCAGCGGAACCCGTCACGTTCTTTGATGATGGGAGTGAACAGCTTGTGATCACCCCCGACAGGTGGGATCTCCACGGCCATCATTAGATGAACCGCGAGACGATCGCAGTGGCAGCGATGGCACCCGGGCGGGTGGGGCTGGGGACGATGGCGGTTCCCGCCGCAGCAGCAAGCGTGCGAGCCTTCGACTCGAACGCCTGGGCAACGAGGGTCACGGGCTGACCCTTGAGAGCACCTTCCTGCACGATGGTGATCCCCTTCGCAAGGGAGGCAACTGCGAGGTTGCGTCGGGTGATGGCGATGTTAAGCAGTTCCAAAGCGTTCATCTTCGTATCCTTTGATCGTGTCCTGCGTCGTTCCCCAATACTATGGCATACCCTGAAGCGTGTCTACCCGGAACCATACAATGTTCACGGAGAAACGTTGTAGGTACCCCACAAGGACATGAACGACGCAGACAGGTAGTCTGGAGACACAGACGAGAGGATGCATGATGGAAGACTTTGAGTGGCAGCGTGTTGAGGAACTGAACGCCTGGACGGGCGAGACCAAAGTTCGGTACCTGCGGAAGTTCAGCGACCGCGCTGACCTGAACCGGACTTACGCCCAGATCTATGAGCTTGACGGTAGGCTGTACTGGTCTGTCAACATCTACGTGGCGTACCGTCCTGACCTTACCCGCCTTGTATCAGGCACGCTTGCCGCGACTCCGAGGGCACTGGCCGTGGCGAAAGGATGCGCGAGCCGAAAGGCGAATAGGGCCATTCGTGCTACAACCCGCCGACGATAGTACGAATTTGAACGATCCTGGTCTTCGGACTAGGATCATTCGTGTTTTAGCACTTATGTGTGACTAGCGCGTGCTATGTTATCGCTATGAGTAACTGGCGTGAAGCGAAGAGCCTACAGACACTGGAGAAGGAACTCCAGTCGTTGTATCCAGGTACGACCACCTGGGAGATCGGAGATGCGGCTCACCAGAACAGCTGGTCCGATCACAACCCCAACAGTAAACACGTGGTGTGCGGTAAGGACATCAAGGGAAACGCAGGCCTGAACCTGCGGAGGTTTGTAGACTTCATCACGAAGCACCCTCATCCGAATCTTCGTTACGTGATCTTCAATCACAAGATCTACGAGCGTAAGAACGGATTCGAGCCGGAGACGTACCACGGGAAGAGTGGGCACGAAGAACACGCCCATGTCTCTGTAGGCAACGGACCTGACGGACGCAGCACCTCAGGATACGACAACACGTCGTCCTGGAAACTCTCTCAGATGGACAGCACGACGCCCAAACCCTCTCAGCCGACAACGCCCAGCAAGCCAGCCGACAATACAACGCTAGGAGCGAAGATGCCGACACTGAAGCGCGGAAGCAAAGGACGTGCGGTGCGCATCCTACAGGCGATCCTGGGAATCTCGGGTTGGAAGGTGAGCACAGACGGTATCTTCGGGCAGCAGACAGAGAAGGCGTTCCGTGCTTTCCAGGAAAAATTCAAGCTCTCAGTCGATGGCATCTGCGGCCCGAAGAGCTGGAATAAGCTGCTAGGAATCTGATCATGATGCTCAACAGTACGGAGGTGTGGACTGCGGCAGGCGTCCTCGGCGCTTTGCTCCTGAGCGGTATCGTGGGGAAAGTCTGGGGTCCGATGAGAAAAACCATCGCAGCAATCGACGCACTCGCAGGCCGACCACCTCGTTATGCAGGTGATACCGAGGAGCGTCCGGGTCTCGTTGAACGGCTTGACCGTATCGATATGGCAATAGGGACTATGAGTATTGAGCTCGCCGCTATGCGATCGGAAGTGGACGACGTGAAAACGCATGTCACCACGGGAGAGGGAGTCGGATCATGAGTAAGACACGAGCAACCTACTACGCCTTCGGACTGGCGGTGTTGGGTATCGTCGCTTACAAGTCAAAGATGGGCACGGAGGAGGTCAGTCTCTGGACTGGCGTACTCGCCACGGGCATCCCAGCGGCTGCGCTGGCGCTTGCTTCCGTGAAGGCGTGGCCTCGTAAACCACGATCGAAGGGTGATGATGTCTGATACGTGGCTGTTCTTCTTTGGAACATTCGCCTCATTCTTCGTTTCCTGGGTATTCGCGTCAGCGAAAATCGCAGATCCGCTCATGCAACCGATACGTGGATTCTTCGAACGGCGCTGGATCAATAAGCACGCTGAGCCGTACAGCGCTGAGTGGTCGCTGTACAACGAGTCCGAGGAATGGAATTCAAAGCTGGCATATCTGCTGTCATGCGTAAAGTGCCTTGGATTCTGGGTGTCGGGTGTGACTACGGTGCTACTATCACAGGTGTACGGGATTAACCACCCGTTGCTTACGTGGCTCGCTATGTCCGGCGTGATTGTGGTGCTAGGGAGCCTGACCACTGACTAGGGACAAACATGGCACTTCCGGCATTCGGTACAACGCTTGTAGCGTCTGCTTCCGTGCTGTCCCCTTCTAAGCAGTACACCCCACGGTACAACTCCGTTCAGGACCAGCTCTGGGCTTATTACTACGGATTGGAAGAGTTCAGCGCCGCTGTCAACTGGAAGGCGAACGCCCTCTCACGTGTGCGGCTGCTAGCAGCGGAGTACATTCCGGGAGGCGACGAGCCACTGGTGATCGCGGAGGGTCCAGCTGCTGACGCCGTAGCGCGGCTCGCTGGTGGTATCGGCGGACAAGCCCAGCTCATGAAACTCATGGGCATCCACTTCAATGTCCCCGGTGAAGGCTGGTTGGTCGGACAGACCAGCGAAGAAGGTGAGGAGTTGTGGGCTGTCTACTCCGCTGACGAACTCCGTGTCAGGGAAGGCGTCTATCAGCTCAAATTCGGTGAAGGCCAGCGGGATTGGTACCCACTCGGACCTGACACGATGGTGGTGCGGTTCTGGCGCCCGGACGAGCGGTACTCCTACCGCGCCAGCTCCGTAGCATCGCACGCGCTAGGGGCCATGGGCGAGCTTGATCTCATCAACAAGCGCATCGTCGCTGAGACGGTATCCCGCCTAGCATCGAACGGCGTACTCCTCTACGACCGTGGCAAGCTCAGTTTCCCCCAACTCCCCAACCCCAACGGCGCGGACGGACAAGACCCGTTCGCGCAGGTCCTGGTGGAAGTCGGATCACGTGGCATCAAAGACCCTATGTCCGCCGAAGCGGCGTTGAAGCTGCCTATTGGCGTTGACCTCGGCGATGCTACCGACGTGAAGTTGTCAGATGTGATGATGGCGCTGGATCTCTCCAACCCCATTGACGACAAGCTGATCACGCAGCGTGAGAGTGCCATCCGCCGCATGGCGACAGCCTTGGACATGCCCTCTGACCAACTCCTCGGAGTTGCTGGTATGAACCACTGGGGTGCCGCTCAGGTGGAAGAATCCGGCATCAAGCTGCATATTGCGCCTGACGCGGAAATGATCTGCCATGCCCTGACGAAGGGCTATCTCGTCCCCGTACTCCGCGCTGGCGGAGATGCCCTGATCGGACCCAATGGCGGCCGGATTGTCATCTGGTATGACCCGTCCGAGATCGTGCAGCGACCTGACAAGTCTAAGGCCGCTGACGAAGCCTATGACCGTATGGAGATTAACGGCGTAGCGTACCGACGTGAGAAGGGCTTCTCAGAGTCCGACAGGCCGAGTGGCACGGATCTCGACAACATGACGGATCTGCTTGAGCGTCGCAGCCGTGCGACCGGAGCCGCTGCCTCCACTGACACAGGAGATGAGAACCCGGACGGGACTGAAACCACAGAGACTGGAGTCGACTCCGAATCCCCTGTTGACACCACGGCCACGGAACCGGGGGAGGCGTGATGGTAGCTGTACCCCTACAGACCCTGGAAGAACTCGACCTCACAGCTGAGGAGTTCGAACGGCTCGTAGACCAGGGACTAGAGCTGTCCATCCTCCGTGTCATGGAATCTGAGGATATAGAGGAAGCACTAGCGCAGGCTGATCAGTCCGCACTCGATCTCATCATCACCGCGTGGGCGGCATATGTCGCTGAGGAGTTGATTCCTCGGCTGGATACGTCCATGATCGAAGCCGGAGCTGAGACGCTGGCACGACTCGCGCTGGCTGTGGGCAACCCCCTCACGTTGCTGCAAGACCAGGCACTCGACACTGAGCAGTATCTGCAACAGGCGCAGAACCGGCTTGTCGGTATCGGGAACGAACTCTGGTTCAACGTCCGCACACAGCTTGCCGAAGGCATCGCACTCGGCGAATCGCAGCCACAACTCGCACAACGGGTGCGCGACGCGATCGTGGTGACGAAGCCCCGAGCCAACGTTATTGCCCGTACCGAGAGTCACGGGGCCCGCAACGTAGCTGCGATGGCAACCCTGCTGCGATTCGAAACTGCCTACAGGATCAAACCGGGTGTTATGCGCAAGCAATGGCAGGCGACGAACGATCCACGCACACGGCACACGCATGTGGACGCTGACGGACAGATCGTGCAGTTCAGTGCGCCGTTCATTGTTGGAGAATCCTCGCTGGCCTTCCCAGGCGATCCGAGTGGGCCGCCAGGCGAGATCATCAACTGCCGATGCACGACATTTGCCGTGTTCAATCCTGAAGATCTCGACTTGAACGATAACGGGACAATCGTCACCATCAACGCAGCCGGATATGCGGAGGAACCTGCCATGCCGTGGAATATCGTTCCTGATCACCCTGACTGCGCCTCAGGGCAATTCGCAGTGGTGAAGGAAGCAGATGGCGAAGTGGAAGGATGCCACGATACCGAGGAGTCTGCAAAAGCACAGCTCGCAGCGCTGTACGCCTCCGAGGAGGGGCTGAGCCACAACCCCCGTTATGTGCGTGTGTCGGGACCTATCGTTGTCGGGAATCGTGTCACCGGAGACGGGCGACAGTTCAACACTGACAACCTGTCATGGCAGATCGAAGGCGCGACTCCGGCGACGCTTGAAATCCCGTTGGGATACCAGTATGAGCGCAGCCATGGGGGATCAGGTTCTGACAAGGTTGCGCGGGTCGGCCGTATCGACACCATTGAACGTGATGGTAACCAGCTCTTCGCTACTGGGGTTATCGACCTGCAAGCGCCTTGGGGTCCTGAGGCTGCTCGGCTCATGGGCACCCGTGCCAATCCAGGTATCCTCGCTGGTGTCTCCATCCTCATTGACCAGGATCCTGACGGGGCTGGACTCACGGTTGAATACCAGTTCGCCGAAGGCTGCGATATCGAAAACGAAGCAGCCGAGTTTGATCCTGTGTGCGCGGAGCCTGAGCGCACCATCATCACTGACGGGGCTCGGATTCGCGGCGTTGACCTGGTTGACATCCCTGCCTTCGCTGAGGCTCGTCTCTACCTTGATGAAGAGTTGCCAGATGACATCGAAGAGCCTGAGGAAGATTTCGCGCTTACTGCGGCGGCGTATACGATCACTATTCCAGAGCTTCCACCTGTCGAATGGTTCGCCGAGCCAGGCGAAGACCCTGCTATTGGCGCCATCACAGTTACCGACGAGGGGCGATTCTTCGGGTATCTCGCACCACGCCACGTGGCGCACCGCAGCTACCGCGACAAGCGCGTTACGGTACCGGTCGGCAACGTGGATTACGGGATCTGGATGAACCGCGCAACACTCGTTGACGATGGACATGGCGGCTATACCCGACTGGCTACAGGGCCGATCACGATGGACTGCGGACACGCACCCGTGGGCCCGAAAGGTCAGGCACGACGCGAGCACTACGACAATGCATGTTCGGTAGTCGCTACCGCATGTGTAGGCGAAAACCGCAGGGGTGTGTGGATCGCGGGAGCATTGGTGCCAGGTGTCAACGCTGAGCAGGTTGCTCGGATGATGGCGTGTCAGCTGTCCGGCGATTGGGGCCCGCACCGTGAAAAGCCGGGGAAGCGCGAGCTCGCCGCTGCGCTCCTCGTTCCGGTCCCCGGATTCCCCACGGCACACCACTCCTTCACGCTGCAAGGCGGCGAACTGGCTTCGACTACCACAGCATTGCGCTTTGGCACTACAGCTGGCGTAGACGAACCGATAGGCATGCGCGCAGCCGCCGACCGGATCGCCGCGCAAATCGGCCGTGATCCTGAGACACGAATCCGGGCGTTCGCTTCAGAACTCCTCACCTGAAAGGGGCTTGAGATGGGTTGCAACTGCGGGAAAAAGAAGGTCAACGGGCAGACACGAGTGTTCTCCACGGAGGAGCAGGCACGGATGGCGCGTGAACGCGCCGTGCGTGTGCTCACCTCCGCTGGTTCGTCGCAGGCGAAAAAGACTGACTGGAATACGAAGAACACCCAGTCAGGTGCAAAGTCGAACACATAGTTTCGATTACAAGGTGAAACCAGGTTTTCACCTGTAAATCGTGTGTACAATCCGAGTATTCACCCCATTACACAAGAGGAACCGAGATGCCGAAGGACAACGAGGCGGGAACGCACCTGCCGGATGGTGGCGAAGAGCTGACCGCTGCGCTTGCAGCTATCAGCGACTCCGCTGAGCTGTCCCGTCTGCATGACGAGCTGGTGAAGCAGTTCGATGCGCTCTACAACAACGGTGATGGGGTCACTGCCGAGAACTTCCCTCAGCTGGAAACACTGAAAGGTCAGATCCTCGCGGTTAAGGAGCGCTCTGCTCTGGTCACTGCTGAGGCGGACGACCTGGCCCAGCGTGCCGCTGCTCTCCGCGATGCTATCCAACCTGCGGCCTCAGGCGAAGAAGCGGCCGAGGAAGCGGAAGCCACGGATCAGGACGAAACCAGCGCCACAAAGGAGTTGGTTCCCGCGCTCTCCGCAGCAGCCTCGCAGTCCGTCATCACAGCAGCAGTATCCGCTGCTGTAGGTGAGACGATGAAGGCGTTCGCGGCTGACTACCTGAAGCCGGAAACGGACCTGAACCAGCGTCTCCGTCTGGGCACCATCGCCCAGTATGCACCTGACGCTCAGGTGCACGAGGCACGCTCCGAAGCGGTGATCGTGGCTTCGGCTGACGTTCCTGGCTTCACGCAGGGCGGACGCCTTGAGAACATTGGTCAGCTTGCAGAGGCGTTCCACAAGCGCGCTCGCACGCTTCCTGTGTCTACCACAGGTAACCCGAACCAGTACCCTGTTGCGTCATTGCAGCGTGAATTCACATTCACGCTGAATGAGAACTCCACGCCGGAGCAGATGAACGCGGTTCTAGAAGCGGCTGCTGATGAGGATGTTCTCGTTGCCGCTGGCGGATGGTGCGCGCCTTCGGAGATCTCTTACGACTTCTTCAACGTCGTCTGCGAAGACGGCATGATCGACCTGCCCACGGTCGGACTCAACCGAGGCGGCGTCCAGTACCCCACCTCCCCCAGCTTCGGCGACCTCGCTTCGGATCCGGGCATCGTCTGGACCTGGACAGAGCAGGACGACATTGATGCGGTTGACTCCGCGTCTGTCTTCAAACCATGCGTACGCGTAGAATGTCCTACTTTCGTAGACCGACGCGCCGACTGCGATGGTTTCTGCGTGACTGCCGGTAACCTGGTGGACTACGCATACCCCGAACTGATCGCCAACTGGCTCCGGCTGGTCATGGCGATCCGGGCCCGCGCGACGAACGCACGCATCATCGACCTCATGCTGAACGGTGGAGGATCGGGCGACGCCATCTCCGCGTCAATCCCTGTCAACCACCAGGCACTCCTAGGTGCGACAACCTCAGCGCTGCTCAGCTCCATCGAACTGAGCGCGGTTGACTACCGCGAGAAGTACAGCATGTGCTTTGATGCGGTGCTGGAAGTCGTGCTTCCTCGCTGGGCAAACGCGGTTATCCGCGCCGATCTCGCGAACCGCGACGGCGTCGATGTATTCTCCGTGACAGACGGCATGATTGCCGACTGGTTCAACATTCGCGGTGTCCGCGTCCAGTTCGTAGGCGACTGGCAGGTACGTGCAGCTGGCGACCCTGGCGCGGCAACGCCGCTCACCAACTGGCCGACCACGCTCGATTACATGATCTACGCGCCTGGCACGTTCGTTCGTGGCAACTCCATGTCCCTGGACCTGGGCGTCGTTCGTGACTCCGTTCTCAACAGCACGAACGACCACACGGCAGCGTGGGCCGAAGATTGCTACGCGCTGCTGAAGCCTGGACACGAGTCCCGTGTCGTGACCGTGGACATCTGCTCTGCGGGCATCATCGGCGCACGTAACATCACGTGCTGATCGATTTCGAGACGAGAGAAGGGAGGTGAGCGCGGATGAGTCGCGGAAGATTCTTGATCAACGGTGACATAATCCCGTTCACCGCTCCAGAGTATGGACTACTGAGTACAGCAACACAGCTTGACTTGGTAGACACACACTGGCGTCGCGGGATCACCTGGGAGCCGTTGTGTCCCGATGCTGACGGTACGTTCGATGCATGTGTGACGTTGGAGGGAACTCCAGTCGCCAAGGCGGAAACATGGGACTGGGCTGTCTATGGCGCAGTTCCGTTCACCGTGTTCACACGTATCGACTGCTCACCAACAGGCTCATGGGAAGCATTGTCACCACGAAATCAACAAGCGCTGATTCGTGCAGAAGCTCGGGAAGTAGAACGCATCTTCGCAACGGGAATCGTGGAGACAGGCGGCGCTATCCGTCAATATCCACACCTCGCATCAACAGCGGCTGTTGTAGATGGTGAAGACGTCTTGCAGCTTGAGACGGATATTATCTCAGCTACACCCGCCAACATCGTGCTGGTGGTCGGTGCACTGGAAACGGCAATGCGTGACTGCTATCCAGGTATTGCCACGCTACACGTGACGTTGGAAGTCGCCGAGATCATGGCGTCGCAGATGCTGCTGATCACACGCGACGGACAGGCGTTCACGCCTGCCGGATCACGAGTGGTGATCGGTGGGGGATATCCGGGAACGTCTCCGGCTGGCGCATCTGTAGCCAACGTTTCCTGGATTTACGCGACGGGATCTGTGTTCTTCCAGCGTGAGGCGACGCCACACTCATTTACTCCAGTTCAGTCGTTGGACCGGAATGTAAACACGGTGTCCATGATCGCTGAGCGTACGTACGTCGTCGGCTATGACTGCTGCCTGCTTGCCGCTCCGGTGGATCTCGCAGCCAGCGTCACCGGGGACGGTACTCCGTGACAACCGTCATCTAGATAAGAAAAGAGGTGTAAACCTTGTCCGTATGTGCAAACCCCATTCGTGGGGAAGTAGCGCGCTTCACGCTGCTGAATAACTGCGGTGTTCCCGTGACGGGTGACGGTTCAGCCCAGGTCACCACTGATTCATGGACCGAAATTACCGCGACGCCCAACTACGAGGATGGTACGCGTCTGCTCCAACGCAAGGCGAACGGTCAGCCTTGTGTGAATGAGCAGGAGCCGAGCTTCCTTAACTGGGTGGATGAGGTCACCAACCTGTGCACCCTGGACGTAGACCTGATCGCGTTGGTGTTCGGTGAGGACCCCATCGTTGACGGTTCGGAGTTCTCCGGCGTCACTTTCGGTGATGGTCTGCTGAACGCCCGATTCTCTAAGGAGATCTGGCAGCCAGTTGCAGGAGAGGACGCCTGCGATGCTGCCGGTCTTCAGCGGTGGATTTACTGGGCGTTCCCGCATGAGTTCAATGCTCGTGTGCAGGAACTCACCTTCACGAACGATGTGTTTACTTTCGGGTTCGCCTCGCAGACGAAGCCAGCTTCTCCCCTGTGGGATATCGGAAACCCGTGGCTGGCAGACTCCCCCACGGCCACGTGGGAGCCGGGTAAACACTTCGCATTCAACATCACTACCGTTCAGCCTCCCGCTGCCGGTTGTGGTGCTGTAGAGATCGGAAGCTGATACGCTACAGGCGTAGATGTAGCCCATCTCTGGGGAGCGTGGTTAGTCATGCAACCACGCTCCCTGTAACTCGGAGGAACCATGACAGAAGATCTGAAGATTCCAAGAAAGATGCACTTCATCTGGCTTGGGAAACCAATGCCGAATCACCTACGAAAAAACCTAACCACCTGGGAGTACATGCACCCAGACTGGGAGGTCACGTTGTGGGACGAATCGAATCTTCCTATGTTGCACAATCAGGCACTATTCGATCAGGCGTCTAAGCTGGTGCCCGGTGACGCGGTTGAACAGTTCCAATCAGACATCCTTCGCTATGAGCTGCTGTATAACTACGGTGGCTTTTACGCTGACGTGGATACCAACCCCCTGCACCGCATTGACAACGCACTCCGAGGACTCGACACCTTTGCCGCAATGGAAGATCACAACTGGGTAGGAAACACCTATCTGGGAGCTGTGCCTCGTCACTCGATATTCCGTGAGTTGGTTCGTGGGCTCCCAGCGAACGTCACCCGTCTACGCGGTAAGCGTCCGAACCACCTCTCAGGTCCACGCTACCTCACTCCTATTTGGCGGAAGTACGGAGGACATACGGATCCTTCACGGCTATGGTTCCCATTCAGCTATTCACATGTCAAAACGGGGACGATTCCCGTATCATTTGATAATGATGTCATCGCAGTACACCAATGGCACCACACCCAATCCGTTATGGAGGCGCGAAATGCTAGGACTTGATGAGCTATCCGAGCTTGACGGATTGATTTCTGCGGAGGTTGGGGAGGTGCTGCATAAGGCAGCATCGCAGGTTGCCGCTGAACGTGCGGTAGTGGAGCTTGGCTCGTATCGCGGGAAGTCCACGGCGTACCTGGCGCGAGGAGCGAAGACAGGACTCGGAGCGCCTGTCTTCGCGGTAGACGCCTGGTCCGAGGAAGTCTCTTCATGGCGAAACCGTGTGTTGGAACGGCTACCTTCCGCCACCTATCAAGAGTTCCTGCGGCAACTGGAGAAAGCAGACGTACGGGACCAGGTGACTCCGGTACGCTCCCTGACCACCCTGGCAGCGGAGATGTGGCATGAGGGGCTATGTGGTAAGCCAGTCGGCCTGCTCTACATTGATGGTGACCACCACTTCGAAGCGGTGCTAGCTGACTTCCGGGCGTGGCGTCCGCACCTCGCAGATGACGCCGTGATCATCTTTGATGACTACGATCAGGAGCACAACCCGGGGGTACTCGCAGCTGTCAGCGCGCTGGTCCAGTCGGAGGAGTTGACGGGGCTGCGGAAGGTTACTGATCGGCTAGCAGTGGGCAGTCCTGGCTATGTCATCGGGCAACGGGTTCCGGGGGTGACGAAGTGAAGCAACTCCAATACACTCCCGCCGGGTACTGGGATCGGCGCTACCGCGAGGGGCGAACCTCCGGCGCAGGTTCTGAAGGCGACGAAGGCTCTTACAAGGCGAAGTACGTCTCTGGCTTCATTCGTGACCACAGCGTTGAAAGCGTGATCGATTGGGGTTGTGGAGACGGACAGGTTTTGGATCTTGTTGACCTACATGGAGCTGACTATCTTGGTGTAGATGTATCACTCACCATTGTTGAGCGTATGCGTGCTAAGTTCCCTCAACACGAGTTTGTGCTGAACATCCCTGAAATTGTTGAGGTTCCGAATGAGCTTTCCCTAAGCCTGGATGTGCTCTTCCATCTTCCCGACGATAACGACTACTTCACGTATCTAGAGCAGCTCTTCGAAAGCGCCGAACGCTTCGTGATGATCTACTCCACTAACTACGCTGGTGGACTCACAGCCCGTCACGTCTTCCGACGTGAGTTCACGCCCGACATCGCGCGGATGTTCGGCGGCTGGGAACTGAAACGTACCGAACAACCACTCCGAGAAGGGCTCGCGTCCTTCTTTGTCTATGAGAAGGCGCAAGCATGACACAGCTCTCCGTGAAGATCATGGCACACCAGAAACGCGCACCGTTCATCCCCCACCTCCTGGAGCAGCTGGGACTGGAGAAATCAGACGTTATCTGGGATCGTAAAAACAACCGCTGGGACACTGGCCGTCGCGCGTGGCAGGCGATTGACCAGGGCGCGGAGTGGGGCATGGTTGTTCAGGACGATGCGTTGGTGTGTCGCGACCTGATCGCCGGACTCGAATCCGCGCTTGACTTCCTCCCGGAGACAGGTGTCGTGTCGCCTTATATTGGCACGCGGCGCCCCGCTGCGGGTAAGGTAGAGCGCGCGGTAATGCAGGCTCGCGACCTAGATGCGTCTTGGATCAAAATGCCCTCACTCAACTGGGGTGTTGCGATCATCCTCCCTACGGAGATCATCAACGAGCTGATCAAGTGGTGCGACAAGCAGCAATACCCACAGTATGACCGGAGGGTAGGTCGCTGCGCCATCGACCTGTTCCGGCTTAACACCTGGTGCCCATGGCCGTCCCTGGTGGATCACCGCGATGGTGAGAGTCTGGTCGGGCATGGACAGGGAAGGAAGGCGCACGAGTTCATCGGAGAAGATGCCTCAGCGCTGGGTCGTGCCTGGAATAAGGGCTTCATCAACATGGGGGAGTCTACGCGTGTCGCCTCGCGACGGTTCCCTGCAAGGCCACAGGCGGACGCAAGCCTGGAATTGGGATCACCTGCCACATATAACCGTATGCCGTTCGTTGCCACGAACCGCCAGGCGACTGCACTACGTGTGCCCAAGCGGGTAGGCATGAGCTACGACGAACCTCCGCGTCGTCCAACAGTCGATAATCAGCGGTAGACTGAGGGAGATCTAAGGGGACACGCATGGTACTGGCGCAATACACAGACACTTTTTGGTACCCCAGTGGCACCCTCGCGGCTGGTGTGCAGATACGTGTATTTCCCCTAGACTCCAATATCCTCGCACCACTGTACGTTGACGCAGGGGGAACCATTCCCCTAGCGAACCCTGTCACCACAAGCGTGGGAGGGACGATTGCCTTCTATGCTGAAGAAGGCGACTATTGGATGCACGCGGATTCGGAGACATTCCAGATCAGCGTTGGTGGAACGCCACCACCCACTGAGCTTGCGGAGGTGACACTCTCTACCGGCGTCGCCTTCGGCGGCGATATCACTGCGAACGTAAGTGATCCAACAGCAGTTGACTTTGCTGCGGTGCGGGCATTCATCGTAGACGATGTCACGGACCCTCCGAATCCGCTCATCACAGAAATCAACGAGCCTGCTCGAACTGTCGTCCTTGACGGGCCCGCGCAGTCGCGCGTCCTCACGTGGTGGCTCATGGATGCAGACGGATCACTGACGCAGCAGGCAGCCACGCCCACCCCACAACAACGACGTCAGTTCGTTATCCTCGGCCGCTCAGCGTTCAATCCTGTCGCGGGTGCTGTGGTTGGTACTAAGTCGATTCATACCATGCTGCAGCAGCAGGCGAATCAGGTGGCTGACCTAATGGAAGCACTCGGCCCGTTCTCCCTTATCGGAAACCGGATCACTCCTGTGGGCAGCACACTCCAATTCGACAAATCCTCAGGCCTGGTGTTCCTGCGTTCGATCGCCCATGACATCGATCCTGGAAACCCTCATGAAGGTGTCACGCCTGCCCAAGCCCCTGCGCAGTTCCGCCGTATCTTGCAGACAACAACAACTATCACTCCGATTGTGAACACGATCGATCCTGCGAACTATGACGTCGGCGGTGTTGTTACTCCGGTTGGAGGCGGAGCGGGGTCGGCTACAATCCAGCGAGTCTACGTCACCCCAGCTGATAACACCATCGACCAGATCAGCGTGCAGTACGGGCAAACCGTGTACTCATCCCTGGCGAACGCACTGGACGCTATCGGCTCGGGGGTATTCACCCCCAATCCAGGGCTCGCTACGCTGTCTGCTCTCATCGGCTATATCGCAGTTATTCGTACTGCCACGAATCTTGCCGACACGACACAGGCGCGGTTCGTTACCGCAGGTAAGTTTGCGACTCCCTAAGGTGGTGTTCCATGCCAGTCATTAATCCGGTTCCGTCCCCAGTAGCGGCGGGAAGCGCTGCGACGGGTCCTTGTGAGGCTTGGGAATTGTCGTGTGCACAGTTCCCGGAAGGGACCACTACGGAGCTTCAGGAAGTAGCCGCTATGGCCGCTACTGAGGCGCTGTGGATGAGGACTAAGCAGCAGTTCGGACTGTGTGCAGTGACGCTTCGGCCGTGCAGGAAAGACTGTTTTCCGTCGTGGCCGTGGATTCCTCTGCAAGGTTGGAACAACTTGAGCGGCGGCGTATGGCCCTGGCCGCAGCCTGCGCTGGTGGCAGGGAACTGGATTAACATTGCCTGCGGTTCGTGCTCCACTGACTGCTCATGTTCGCATGTCTCAGAGGTCCGACTCCCTTACCCTGTCAACGCCATCGTTGAGGTTAAGGTGGATGGGGTGGTGCTTCCGGCTTCGGCATACCGGGTGGATAACTTCAATCTTCTGGTGCGCACTGACGGAAACGAGTGGCCTCGCTGCAATGACCTGAACCTGGAAGATACCGAAGTCGGTACGTGGTCGGTAACCGCGAACTATGGACAGCCTGTGCCTGAGCTTGGCAAGCTCGCAGCCGGACAGCTCGCGGTGGAGATCGCGAAGCGCTGTGTCAACTCCTCAGGCTGTGTGCTTCCCTCCGGCACCGTGCAGGAGGTGACACGTCAAGGTGTGAAGAAGGTGTTCTTCGATTCCGACAAGGCGTTCGCTCAGGGGATGCTCGGACTGTACTGGGCGGATATGTTCGTGAAAACGTACAATCCACTCAACACAGGACTTGCGAACATCTACGATATCGATGGGCCCAAACAGCGTAGGGTTGGGACCTCCTGATGGCCTTCACGAACGCGAACCCGTTCGCAGCCTTCGAACTCGCCGAGCATCTGCGCGATTGTATTACGCCGTACCTGGCAGGAACCACCTCAGGACTTCCCGCACGGGTGTGCATCACCTCAGGGGAGATCGCCTGGGATGACTGCGAGTGTGGGCAGCTGGCTATCTCCCTCACCTCCCAGTACGAGACTGCAGCCTTCCCAGAACCGTGGAGCGGCGAGACGAACCAAGGCATTTTGAAGTGCGGCCCTCCCATGTTCGTTTTCAACTACACCATTTCTATGACTCGGTGTTCTCCTACGGGAGACGGAGACAATCCTCCGACCTGTGAAGCCCTCGCAGCTGCTGCAAGGGTGACCGTGGAAGACGCTTGGGCGGTGCGTGCAGGGCTTATGTGCTGCATGTGCGCGGGAACCACTCGGCAGCCTGACGGAACGAAAGAGTTCGAACGGTACTTGATCGGGCCACAGACGGAAGTGGGCCCTGGGGGCATGTGCCAAGGCTCCGAGATCACGGTCTCAATCGGGGTCATGAACGGTGGATATCCGTGTGACATCAGTTAGGCAGGAGCATGGCTACAGCACGTACACGTCACTCATTCAATCTGGGTAACGCACGGGTACTGGTGACCTCTCCATCGTCAGGCGTCGTGCGGAATCTCCGCGCGCGGGCACTCGCGACGCAGGCGGCTGCGAAGCAGCGGCTCCGCGCCAACCCCCGTCGTATCGACACAGGCAACCTGGTCAACTCTATCCAGATTCGAGAGTTTGTCCGATCAGGTGCTATCGTGGAACGGATTGGGACAGACGTAGAATACGCACCTTACGTCTTCCTCGGTACCCGATACATGGAAGCAAATCCCGCATTGCAGGACGGGCTACGAATCGCCATGCGGCAGTTCTGATAGGAGCAATGGGCTATGTCAATGAAGAGCTTCACCACCAACCAAACCCGTATCGACTTCGACATCGACGGAGAGGTGTTCTTCCTCCGTGCCGGTATCGCCGCTGGTCAGATGGTAAGCGTGTCCGCACTTGCGGGAGAGATCCAAGCGGCAGCGAACAACCCTGACACGAACGTCGGGAAAATCCTGCTTGAAAAGCTCGGCGAGATCTTCGAAGAGGACTCGTTTAAGCGGTTCGAAAACCGGTTCTGGGGGAAGGACTCTGAGGGGAAGCCAGTCCCTGTGCCCATCGATATGCAGACATTCAACGCAGTCATTGAGTGGATCTTTGGTGAGGCACTGGGAAAAGGGACTACCCAGCAGTCATAGTGCTGATGGAGTGGGTACGTAGCTCGGAGGTATGGCCGTTCTTCGATGGATGGTGCGCCTCCCGCAACGTTGACCACTGGCAACTCCCGTGGGATCGCTGGCTCAACCTGGTGTATTACTTCGGTATACGCAACGCCTCGCAGGAGGAACGTCAGAAGTTCGATGACGTGATCGCGCAGCGAACTACCGAATGGCACCTTGCTAAGGCTGCTCCTGCAATCCGAGAAGCACGGAAGAACCCGCAGCCTGTGAACGGCCGGGAACGGCGTATGCCTCCAAAGCCTGCGGGCTGGGGTACTGATACTGCTAACACCTTTAACTCAAAGGCTGCCATCAAGACCTTGACAGCCGCCGGAGTGAGCGGTAAGGCGCGACGAAAATAAGCGGTAGACTGACGGAGTTGGTTCCTCACTTAAGGTGCATTCATGGCCGGTCCACTTGACAGGGCGTATGTCGAGATCACAGCTCAGCTGGATACTCGGCAGATTCAACGTACCGCCCGTCAAGCAGGTAAGGCTGTCGAAGACGAGCTAGTCGATGGCGTTCGTAGAGCTGAGAACGCGGCATCACGCGGCACAGGCCGCATCGGCGCCAAGGCTGGTCAGGACTTTGGCGATGGATTCGGCTCAGGACTCAGCGCCACTCTTTCGTCTATCGCCGGTATCCGTCTCCCTGTGGCAGGGTTTGCTGTCTTCGGAGCAGGGCTCACAGCCGCTGCAGGGGCTGCTGTCCAGCTTGCGGCTGCGCTGGCTCCAGCAGTCGGCATCATCGCAGCACTCCCCTCCGGCGTCGGAGTGCTTGCGGCAGGAATGTCAACCCTCAGTGTCGCTACGCTAGGCGTCGGGGACGCGTTCGCTGCTGCCGCTGGTGATGAAGAGGAATTCAACGAGGCCATTGAGGGACTTGCACCTAACGTGCAGGCTGCTGCTCAGGCCATCCGAGATCTCATGCCGCAGCTAGAGGAGCTGCGGAACTCCGTACAGGATGCATTCTTCCAAAACTTTGATTCAGTTTTGAACCAGCTTGCGGACACGCTACTGGGTCCTGTGACCACGGGTATGACTGCGGTGGCGTCCGCCATCAACGGCGTGATTCAAGGGCTCGCAGTTGTCGCTACCTCCGCTGAGGGTGTTGACTTCGTAACGCAGAGCTTCGCTATCATGGCGCAGATTATCAGCTCGGTTCAGGAACCTTTGGCGCTGCTGTTCAGCTCGCTGCTCAATGTCGGTACAGCGATCAATGAAGCCTTCGGAGCGGACGCGGGTGCTGGGCTCGCAGGTCTGATCACACAATTTGCAACTTTCCTTGATCAAGCAGCCGCCAGCGGCCAGGCAGTGCAGTGGGTAACTGATGCGCTTGCAGTGTTCTCGGCTATCGGCGACATCCTGTCGCCACTCGTCGGCATCCTCGGGGCTATCGGTAGTGCGGCAGCTGCAAGTGGTGGCAATATCCTCGGAGTCTTTGGCCAAGTACTCCAAACCTTTGACGACTTCCTCGCGTCAGTACAAGGGCAGACTGTACTGGTCACCCTATTCGAAGCGCTCAACACCGTAGGCAGCGCATTCGCTACCGTGCTCGGCAACATCGCTCCTGCGCTCCCTCCGATCATCTCAGGCATCGGCAATATCCTTGACGTCGTCGCGCCGTTGCTGGGTCCTTTGTCTCAGTTGGTGGGTTCAGTACTCACTGCACTTGCTCCTGTACTCACAGTAGTTGCTGCTGCGATTCAACCCCTTATCGCACCATTGTCTGAAATTATCACATTGCTAGGAACTGTCCTAGTTGATGCAATTACAGCACTTATGCCCCTAATCCAGGTATGGGCTGATTTGCTCGGTGGCGAGCTAGGTGTCGTACTTGAGCTGGTTGCTACCGCCTTGGGCGCTATCGCCCCCGTCATTTCATCGCTACTGGAGGCACTTGCACCGCTGATTGAGGCCCTAAGTCCGCTGCTGGAAATCCTAGGCGTTGTTGCCGAGGTGATTGGGGTTGTCCTGACTCCGATCATTCAGGTACTCGGTGACATCCTGCTATGGCTTGTCGATACCATCATCAATCCTGTGGTCATCCCCATCCTTGAGTTCCTGGTGGAAGTACTCTCGGTTGCGCTGACAGCAGCGGTGCAGTTCGTGGTAGACAAATTCCAGGAAGCAGGCCAGGGGCTGTCTATCATTTTCGAGTTCATCAAAGAGCAATTGACGAACCGATTCGAAGAGATGTCGGCAGTGATGCAGTTCCTAGTGGACGCCTTCAGGACAGGTTGGAACGCGATTAACAACAATGTGTTCACACCACTAAAAAATGGGATAAACGCAGTCAAAAACGCCAACGTGACAGCGCTGAACAACATTCGTGATGGTTTCAATAGTTTTGTCGGGTTTATCAAGGGTATTCCCGGGAAGATCAGTAGCTCTCTCAGCAACCTATTCGCGCCGTTGGCATCTGGATTCCGCTCCGCTATCAACTCGGTGATCAGCGGTTGGAACAACCTGTCGTTCTCGATTCCGTCTGTGGACATTCCCGGTATCGGAACCGTAGGTGGTGGAACCATCAACACCCCCAACATCCCCTATCTCGCAAGTGGTGCGCTCGCCACAGGACCCACCCTCGCGATGATCGGTGAAGGCCGCTTCAATGAGGCGCTTCTTCCGCTTGGCGACCCTCGTGTTGACACGCTGCTTGCCTCCGCTATGAGCCGAGCCGGAGTCCAGAACCAATCCCGAGGCGACGGCTCAGACTCCATCGCTGCCACAGGGTCAAGCGGCGATAACTACTTTGTTGTTCGTATCGGTGAAAGAGAGCTTACTGATATTGTTGTGGAGCAGCAGAACGCCATGAACCAGCAGATGCTGCGTCGTGCACGCTCAGGAACGCGGAGGAACCATTAATGGCTACGCTGACAGCGCAGTACCTCCCAACACTAGGGCGTGTCCGCCTGACTTTGGGGAGTCCTGTCACCAATGTTCGGTATCAGCTCCAGCGTTCCATTAATGGCGGCGTTACATGGGTTGATGTACGCGGCGGAAGTGGGATGGGTACGCAGGGTGTAACTGTCGTAGATGACTACGAGTACACACCCAACATAGAGAATCAGTACCGAGTACTGGAGCCCGTGTTCTACGATTCGTTCAACAGGGCCTATCCCTCCGGCACCACGCTGAACACGACAGGTGCTGTCAACAGCTATGCGTCTACCCCTGATAACGCCGCTCTGGACATCACAGGGGATATCGAACTACGTATCGACTTGGCCCCGACACAGTGGCCTCCCGCTGCGGATCAAACCGTGTTGGCGAAGTACATCGAAAGCACTAATAACCGTGGATACCGTTTGGATGTCACCAATGGGGGGCGCCTTCGGTTTACCTGGTCCACCAACGGTACAAACAGCTTCTCGTCTACGTCTTCGGTTCCTGTAGACATCATCAACGGCGAACGTGTTTCCCTCCGTGTCACATTCGACGTAGACAACGGAGCGTCGGGAAGGACTACAACCTTCTACACGTCTCAAGGCCCTATTGCGTCCGGTCCCTGGGTTCAGCTCGGTACACCGCTGACGCAGGCAGGAACGACTTCTATATTCGCCAACAATGGTGCGTTGGAAGTCGGAGCACGCAATAACGGGAACAGTCGTTTCATCGGCCATATCTTCGCGGCCAGGGTGTTGAATGGTATCGGAGGCACGATCGTTGCCAACCCTGATTTCACGGCGCAGGCAGCAGGAACAACAGTCTTCGTAGACTCTGCGGGGCGTACCTGGACTGTGCAAGCAGGTGCCTCCATCATCACCACCGCACCCGTCCCAGGTGGTAGCTGGGGTGTGGCTGACACGGGCCAAGTGTGGGCACTCGGTAGCAGTAGCACAGGATTCGCTCTGTGGGTGAACAACGGTGTCGGAGTTGTTCGGAGTACACAGCCTGCGGGTACGGTAGCTGAACAGGTCACCAGCTCGGTTACAGGACTTACTGATGGTGAAATCGTCTGGTCCGCTATCTTCCCTGGCGCGCGCGACTCCATGGATGTATCTACAGAGTGGGGTGTAGGTCTGCGCGCAGCCGACGCCAACAACGCCTATGAGTCTAATCTCCGGTTCCGCGCTGAAGGTGACGGATTCATAGTAGAGCTGCGTATCGGCAAGTTTGTCGCAAATGTGTACACTCTATTGACTACAACGACATCACTGGGCACATGGACTCCAGGCATCCCGTGGCATGTGCGGTTCCGGGTGCAAGGGACCAGTCTCTCCGCAAAAGCCTGGGAGGAAGGCGACAGCGAGCCCAGCAACTGGACGCTATTCGCGACCGACACCTCCCTCGTTGCTGGCACAGGTGTCTATATGCGCTCCTACAAAGGAAGCGGGAACGCCTTCGAACAGTGGTTCGGGCCCATGGAAGCCAACACGATTCCGCCCACGGTCGGAGCATCTGCTGAGGTCACGCCCACCCAATCGGAGACGTTCCTCAAATCCATCGCGTACCCACTCCTCAACCGGGAGCTGGACTGTGTTGATTGGGACGCACTGAATCGCGACTCCCGTGCAGGGTTCTTTGACATCAAAGGTCGCCATGAGATCTTGGCTATCGCAGATGTCGGCTCCTCCGCCTCGTTCACGCTGACATTCGTCACTGAAGACGAGGACACCATGCGTGGCGTGCGATCGCTCCTGACATACGGAGGGATCCTGTACCTACAACCCCCGGGGGATGTAGAGGAAGATTGCCCCACTGACTACTCAGGCATTCCGTACGGGTATGTGATGTGGGATGGACACGAGGAACGACACTCACTCCCAGGCACCAACATTCGAAGATGGAGTATCGGGTTCGTGCGTGTTGCTGCCGTGGACCTGGCAGGCGTCATCCCCACCACCATTACTTGGCAGATGCTCTGGGACATGATCGGCGCGGACGGTACCTGGGAAACGGTATGGGCAACCTGGCCGACATGGCAGGAACTCTGGCTTGAACAGGGAGACGCTAACTCGTTCGGGGGGACAGTGCTGTGACCGACAGGACTAACAATAATCTCGCAGCGCTGCTCACTCCTGCGCCTTCCCGTGGTGTCCAGTTCAGTCAAGCTAAGGTGCTGAGCTGGGACAACGAGACGCTGCACAACACCCTTGAGTGGCGCGGCATCACCCTTACAGACGTGCCCATTATCGAGGGTATCAACGCGCTTGTTATCCGTACTGGTGATGTCGTGGGGATGCTTGGATGGGCCCCGGAGAACGCCAAAGGTGTTGGTACGTGGTGGATCCTTGGGAAGCTCTCCAACCCGGGCGAGTTCGTCGCCGACCTAGAAGTTACGGCAAAACTTTTCAGGTTTGTAACCGAAGACGGTAGCACTCTTGCATTCTTCGGAAAGGAGTCAGACGGCGATCCGCTGTGGAGTCTTTTCTATGGTGGTGCGGATGAACACCGTGCATTGTCCATTATCAATGGTGAGGTCCTATACGCCTATTACCGAGACGGGACGCCAGCGTGGCGTGTCTACGGGACACCAGGAAGCCAGTTCTTCGGCATCAATGATCAGAGCGGCACGGAGGTTTTCTCTACGGATGCGGCTACGCAGACAGGTCTCGCCCGTCCGTACCTGAACATCCATATGGTGCCTTCTAGTGGGACAAGTGTTGTTGTGGGGGGGCCGTTCTGGCCCACATTCACCAACGCCGCTTATCAGGAGGTATTCCACGGCTTCAGTACCATATGGCACCCACGTATTTCCATTGGTGTACAACAGAGCGTCACTGCCGGAACCGTGGACTGGGAACTTCGTCTAGATGGTGTCACTGCGGGAGGAAGCTCTGGTGCAGGATCAGCCACTTTCAACGTCCCTGGATGGGGTACTACCACCACGCCGGGTTCCGTTCGCTCCGTGCAACTCTTCGCACGGAACACCTCAGGCACGCCATCCCGTGTAAATGTTGACCGTTGCTACGGGCTCCAGTCGTAATGGTTACCGCTGCTGATTTCGCCGGTCTGGTAGCCGGATCGCATACGGCCCGGTTCCGGGCGGTACTTGTGGATGGATTCCAGACAGGGAATGACCCCTCAGGTCTTGCCATGCGTGTTGTCTCTGGTGATGTGGAGTATGACGCTAGCGCTGATGTGCGATCGACAGGCGGCGTATCCGTAGCGGAAGCATGGCCAAACGCACGTGATCTCAGGTTCGCCCCGTACGGTTCGGAGGTGTTCCTAGCGCGCGGCGTGGAGACTGGCGCGGGGGGTACGCTCTGGGCTCCCATGGGATATTACCGGATCAGCAAGACTACGCAGTCCGATTCTGCTAAAGGTCCGTTGGGTCTTGACCTAGATGATCGGATGGCAACGATCATCGATTCCAGATTTGTCCAGCCGCGCCAGTGGTTGACGGGAACACTCGTCGGGGACATTGTGAATGAGGTTGTCCTAGAGGTGTACCCAGATGCGGTTATCATCTGGGATGACGATTCCGACGAGTCACAGCTAGGGCGTGCGCTCATCGCTGAGGAATCCCGACTGGAAATTCTGAAGACTCTGGCGGACGGGCTGGGGAAGATCTTCTATTGGGATGAACTGGGACAACTGGTCTTCAAAGACATCCCTAGCGAAACTGACATCATCTGGACTGTCAACGCTGGTCCAGGTGGCGTCATGGTACAGGCCGACCGGTCGCTGTCACGTGATGGTGTTTACAACGCGCTTGTCGTTTCGGGCGAAGGCGCGGACCAGCTCACGCCTGTACATGCTGTAGCTGTCAACGCTCAGGAGTCTAGCCCTACATTCTTCGGAGGTTCGTTTGGGCGCGTCCCTCGTTTCTACGCTTCCAGCTTCATCACGACACAATCACAGGCTGAGAATGCAGCGGTCAACCTCCTGAGGCAGTCTCTCGGAGCACCCTACGATGTCGGACTTTCAGCGGTGCCTAACCCTGCTGTACGTCCTTATGATGTGCTAAGGGTGGTATACAACGACGGGACGAGGGAAGTGCATATTGTTGACCGGGTGACAATCCCGTTCGACGTGTCATCTCCGATCACCATCTCCACCCGTCAATCGACCATCATTCATGTGGGAGTCCTCTAATGCCCATGACACCAACGTACGGATTCGAGTACGAAACTCCACTCACCAAACCTGGTATCACACTCACAGGTGACTCGGACGGATCGTCCCCTATCCTGGCCGAGCAGGTGGAAACCGTCATCGCAGGAGTTGACAGCCGCCTTGCCGCTGCGGAGGGAGATATTGCCTCGTTGCAGACAACCTCTCCAACCGATACCGGGTGGATTGCACTCACTGTAGCGGCGGCTTCGGGATACTCGGTGACTACGAGTCTGTATCGCCAATGGGGTCCGGTTGTTTCGGTTCACATTGTGCTTACACGTACAGGTGGCGCGTTTGCTGCCAACAGTGCTGGTAACGTCACAGACACCATATTGTGCACTATCAACACTGTCGAGGCTCGTCCTTCACAGACGACATACTGTGCTGTGCAGTGCTCCGTCACCTCCGGTACGGTCGTTGCCAACACCTCGGGAACTATCCTGATCGCGGACATGCATTCCACCTCAACGGTCAGCACTGACGATATCTTGCGCATCGACAACACATACTTCGTCTCTACGTTCAGCTAGGGGGATTCATGCCTAATACCAGTACTTACGGCTTCGACTACGAGTCGCCCACGTCGCTTCCTGGGACGACGTTGACCGGAGGGCCTACCGCCACGATGCCAGTCCTGGCTGTTCAGGTTGACGCTGCGCTTTCGTCACTGCAAACCACAGTCTCGACTCAAGGGTCTTTGATCGCAGCTAACCAGGCAAATATCGCATCAAACCAGACCGACATCACCAACTTGACGAACTGGACGAGACGCGGCACGGTGCTCATCTCGTTCACGACGCTGAGCCAATCCACCGCAGTTGTGAACTTTGGATTCACGTTCCCGACGCTGCCCACGATCACAACAAACATCGACTCAGGCGCAGGAGTTACAGCACGCTGGGAGTCTCGGGCGATCACGATCACTACAACAGGATTCACGATGTTCGTGTACCAATCACAGGCAACCACGGCCACATGGGTGGACATCCCTGTCAGCTGGGTTGCTGTGTACCGTGCGTGAAGACGACACGCTTCTTACAGCGCCAGGTGATCCCACATGAGGCACATGCCTGCCACTCCTCACCGTTGGCTGTGATCACGAGCTTCCCCTTACAAACAGGGCACGCTTGACGGTAGCGAACTCGGATCATGGCTCGGCGATGCTTGGGTGCGGTATCTCCCCAGATACCAAAAGCAACGCCGTTGTTGAGTGCGTCGCTTCGCAGGCCTGCTAGTAGGCACTCACGCTTCACCGGGCATCTGCCACAGAAACTGTGCGCCTCCGAGTTGACATGACCCACGCTGGGGTCAGCGTCCCAAGGGTCTTGATACTTGTTGTTGTAGTCTCGACACGCCGCCTTTTCCTCCCAATGGGGACGCAGCCCCTCACTAGTGCGAGGGGCTGCGGGTTGTTCAGTTCTGCGCACATGACCTCCTAGGCGAACTGGGTTTTCTTTATAACGACGTCTTCCTCGGTAAACACGGAACACCCGCCAGTAGCACAGCCATAGGATCGCGATTCCCAACGGGAGCCCGGCGTACAACACCCACTCGTTTTCAGCAAGGAAGCGTAGTGAGATCGCGTAGGATCGCATGCCTTCTCTTGAGATGAACAGCACACGCACGATTACCAGGAAGGTCAGCACCGAAATGCACGAACGCATTGCCCATGCTGCGATCTCCACGCGGAGTCGATACCAGTTCACGGTGTCATCTCAGGCGACGCGGGTTGTCTTGGTTCTCGAACCGCTGCGCCACATGCTCAGCGTAACGCCGTGAGCGGCACAACCGTTGATCGATCGGGTTGCTGCCCCAGTCGTCGGTGGTGTGCTGTACCCAGAGTGTCGTCCGCGCGCGCGGAGGTACGATCATGATGAATCGATACCGAATCGACTCAGCACGGTACGTGTACATACTCGTGTCATCTCTGACCCACTTAAGCCTCATACTGACCCCTCACAGTCATTAGTGCAGATTCAAGCACAGAGCGTCGATAACCACGCGCTTTGTCTCCATTGCCCATGGCGAAGGCGTTCGGTTCGGGTGAGGCGCCCAGCGCGCGGAGTCGCGTGTGTACCTCAGTATCCGTGAACCCCAGGACTGACACCAGTTGCGCTGTGGAAACACCCTGCAGCCCTTCGGACAACTTCAGTGCTACCGCCAGGATGTGTGGCACTGCCTCAACGCCTGCCTTCTTTCGCCTCCACGCCTCACGCGGAGGGATCGCCTTCACATCCTCTTTCGTCATGAACCAGACCCTGGCCGGGTTCGGAACCTTCCGCTCCCCCTGTGTACGGACGAGTGCCCAGCCACCTTTCAACAGCTCGTCAGCATCCCAACCGTTAGCGGTAGCGTCCTCCCCAAGTACGGTGCGCGACTCCTGAGGGGAGGTAACCGCCAAACAGATGATCGTGGTCAGCTGCGCGGAGATCATGGTGTCGAGTCCACGCCCTGCTCCAGTGACTGTCGGCTTCTGCGTAGCCCACCAGACAGGCATCTGGGAGCTTCGGGCCCGCACCGCGAGGGTTCGAATCCTGTCGATACAGTCAGGAACACCCCCGATCAGCTCGGCTCCCTCATCAACCACTACCACGATGCGCGGTCGCTCAGCGGTAGGTTCCCACAGGTCCATCCCGCGCTCACGCATGATGTCTTCCCGTTCCTCCATCTCAGCGATCAGCTCGGATACCAGGCCTTCAATACCTCCTTTCTTCGACTCGACACGAGCGCAATGCGCCCACAACGCGCCCTCGACTTTCAGATCGATGATGACCACAACCGTGTGGATGAGGCCGAGGACTTCCGCCATGAGCGTCCGCAGCACTACCGACTTACCAGCACCCGACATTCCCGCAACGAGGATGCGGTCAGTGATGTCAATAGTGATGATCTCGGCCGTATCAGCGTCAAGCCCCAACCCCTTGCGCTCAGGGTTCCAAGCCAGATCGAGGTCACGGATACGTGTCCGCACCCGCAACACCGCGCGGTCGGCGGTACCTCCCGGCTTCACCTGCGTCTGAATACCATCCGGTACCGCCAGGAGCGCGCGAATCTGGCTGACCTGGCCTCCGAGCTTTTCCCGTGTCCACTGCCCCGTCAGATCCATGGGGATGAGGAGCCCTGATTCATCGATCACAGGGTGCTGCGGAACCACGTCCTGCAGCTTCCGCTCCTCCGCGCGCTCCGCCCATGTGTCGATTCGGTGGATGATCTGCACTTCCTCCGCAGTGGGAGGCAGTTCTGTCAGACGCTGCGGACGGAAGACGGGTACTTTCCCGTTCTCGACAGGAAGCGGCTCAGTTCGTTCATCGCCCTCAGCTCGTTTCTCTTCCCTGTTCAGGAACATCCATCCGTCCCACACCAGGTACCCGTAGGCGGAAGGCCACAGCAGAAGCGGCACGGGGTCACCCTGCGCGAGGCTCCAGACCGGATAGGCCGCTACCGCACACGGCACGCTGAGTGCTCCGAGTGAGCGCAGTGCGCGCGTACCGAATGCGCGCGACTTCAGCTCAAGATCGCTCATGGCGCGCACAGGTGCTGGCGGATGCGCGCTCGCGCGCGCTCGCTTGGACATGCGCGCTCGCTGCTTCGATGCGCGCTCATTGCGCGCGCTCATCTGCTTGACCTCTTGAGCGCGCATGTGATCCTCTAGGCCTTCAGCGCGCACCCACTCGCGCGCACGTTCAACATGGCGGCGCGCGCCTTGGGAAGCGAGATCCCAAGACGCGCGCGCATAGCGCGACAGTGCGCGCTCATCGTTTTCGATCTCCTCATGAGCGCTCATGTCAGGCTCCGAAGAGGTGCTTCACAGCGTCGAGGAACGCCATCGAAGCGCCGCCGAACAGCTGCTCCAAGAACGAACCTGCAAGGCCAGCCGCGCCGCGCGCCATGATCGGAGCGAAGATAAGCGCCCATACAGCGCCGACGTTGTACGTCGGGTCATTGATGAGGTCGAAGACCACACCCCCCAACAGTGCCAGACAGGCAATGGTCATAACCGGGTGTACCGGGAAATCTCCGAACATCTGGAGAATGGAGGCGACAAGGTTCGCGAACCACAGCGACCACGGAGCAGCATAGAACAGCATCGATCCCACGATGGCAAGGATGACAGCTGAAATACCCGCAGCCCTGCTGTCGCTCCTCCGGTTTGTCCACCAGGCCCAGAGGAAGAACGCAACCGCGAGCCCTCCGGCTGTCTGGTCGATGGCAGTCTCAATCATGTGTATCTTCCTATCGTTTCATCTCTGACTAGGTATTTAATCATACACCATTCCGGCACGGCACGCCATGCCAGATTGTCAGTTGGTGGATGGCTGTGACCTGCGGAAATGCTACGCCCTCGCAGACGCTGGCACAGCGTGTCAGCCGTGCCAAATCAGTATTTCCGCAGGTCAACCGTGGTTTGTAGGTGTGCCAGATCTGGAGACCTGGGAACAGGACTGGCACACCCCCATCCGGGGGTGTGCCAGCCTCCTGAGCTTAGCTGAGACCCAGTTCCTTACGGACCGGAGCCATCCACTTCCGGCAGTTGGCTGCCGTCTTCCGGGTGAACCGCGCAAGGTCATCACCGTTGGGAAGGACACCGTTGGTTTCAACGAACGTCTTGGCCCATTCCTTCGCCACCATGTTCTTGCTGGCAAAGAACTTCTCAATAGCTTCCACCAGCTCACCCTTGGAATAGGCGCTCTCAGTGTACGTAGGAACGGTGATCGTCTCGGCAACCTCCGTTGCGCGCTCATCCTCAGATGCGCGCTCGTCATGCGCGCTCACTTCTCCATGCGCGCTCACCTCGACAGCGGGAGCGGGAGGAGCGCTCACCGGGCGCACCGTGCGCGCACTCCGAGAGGGAGCGCTCATTGCGCGCTCATTCCACGGGTTCATGTGCTCAACCTTCTCAGGGGCGAGCGCGCGCGCTCCGGCGTAGCGAGCGGCAATGCGCGTCTGGATGCGCGCGCGCACTTCGGGGGTGAGGATGCCGAGCGCATCCGCTCGCGCCCATGCGCGGTTGAATGCGCGCTCATGGAATGCGCGCAGTGCGCGCGCTCCTTCGTTGGCCGCGTAACCGTGATCAACAATGGCCGTGATCAGACGCTCAGTGAGCACCACGTTTGCGTCCTGCGAGGTGGCCTTGCCACGCTTCATGCGCCACCAGGTGATGAGCGCTGACTGCTTGTGCTCTCGTCCGAAGGTGATAACCACGTGCCAGGCGATAGCCGCCAAGAGGGGCCACAACGCGAAGATGGGGTTGTGTCCACCCCACCAGGCAACAATTCCCATGAGCGCGGCCATAGACCAGACGCCCACCTCATACCAGTTGGGGCCCGTGCCTCGGTTCATGTGCCACCAGGACAGTGCTCCGAGGATCATCAGGAACGCTTCAAAGACGATCACCACGGAGATAGCAGCGTCAACGCTGTCCAGCCCTGCGCGCCGAATCGCGTTGATCGTAGCGTGAGCGCTCAGGTTGGTGGCTGCGATCGCAACGAGCGCAACCGCGCTCAGGAGCGCAATGCGCAAGCGCGCGTCTGCGCGCGCTCCAGATGCGCGCGCTTCTCGTTTGCGCGATGCGCGCTCCTCCCACTCGGGACGCTTCAGTTCAGCCCATGCGCGCGCTTTCTCAGATGCGCGCGCACGCGCGCCTCCTGCGGTGCGCCACAGGATGAGTGCGATCATGAGCGCTCCGAACGCGCACGCGATGATGAGCGCTCCCTCGGGTGTTGATGCAAAGTCATTCATCGTTTCGTCCTTCGTTCGTCGTGTCGTTGACGAATTCTATCAGACACCAAAATGAGCGCGCAACCCGGAGGATGCGCGCTCACTGAGCGGTGCGCGCTCATGCGCGCTCATATGAGGTTGGAAGCGTGAGCGGGATTCGAACCCACGTGAACGGCTTTGCAGGCCGTTACCTGACCACTCGGACATCACGCCTTGACGCTAAAGGCAGGGTCATCCGCTCCTCGTGAACGTACGGCCGTACTGGAGGTTTGGAGAATGGCTATAGCGGGTGGTTCCGGGGGAGTCTAGAACACCCGGAACTCTCACCGTGGACCGTGACGGATTCGAACCGACAACCCTCTGTATGCAAAACAGATGCTCTACCATTGGAGCTAACAGCCCTAACGCATCCTTACACCTCGAAGGGTGCCTAGGCCAGGACGCAGCGGTTATCTAGGATTTGATGGTGATCAATCCATCCGTACACCATGAGGGAGTTGAACCCCCGACCCGCTGTTTGTAAGACAGCCGCTCGTTCCGCTGAGCTAATGGTGCGTAACGCGGCAGGGATTTGAACCCTGGACCCGCATCGTATCAGGATGCCGCTCTAACCACTGAGCTACCGCGTTGTACCCTGTCCAGGATTCGAACCCGGGGCGCGGAGGGTAGAAACCTCCCGCTCTATCCACTGAGCTAACAGGGTGTACGCCGTGAAGGATTCGAACCTTCGCCCTGTGTATTAAAAGTACACAGCTCTGACCAAACTGAGCTAACGGCGCAAAGTGGGTCATGTAGGGATCGAACCTACGACATCTGATTTAAGAGAACAGAGCTCTACCTACTGAGCTAATGACCCAATGTAGTTGTAACGTGTCCTGCCGTGGGATCGAACCACGCCACCAGGGGTTTCAATCCTGTGCTCTGCCAACTGAGCTAGCAAGACGTAACATCTCAAGCCTGAAGTCCCAGGCTTGAGACGCCACTCAACACGACAACCCACTTTGCCATGTTGCTGAGCCCCAACGAGGATTCGAACCCCGGACCGTTCGCTTACAAGGCGACTGCTCTAACCTACTGAGCTATAAGGGCATGGCGGTTCCGGCTTGCGCGGGAACCGAGGTGAAGTTTTGATGCGGAGTCCTAACCCATCACTCCCCGAACGGTAGGGGAGAATCGAACTCCCGTTATCTGTTTGGAAGACAGACGCTTTGCCACTAAGCTACTACCGCATGTGTTCGGGCTTCGTCTGCCCATCCCTAACGTACAGCCTTGTTTGACTGTTCCGTACCCGAACTTGAAAGATGCCTTCGTGCCCTGAGAAGGATTCGAACCTCCAACTACCAGCTTCGTAGGCTGTCGCTCTATCCGTTGAGCTATCAGGGCATATGGGTGACATAACTGGCATTATGTCACGTTTGTGGTTTCTTAGGATATATGTTGCGGTAACAACGTACTCGCCCCTGGATTCGAACCAGGACTGAACGCCTTTTGAGAGCGCCGCCTCTACCGTTGGGCTAGGCGAGTGTACTCCGAGAGGGATTCGAACCCCCACTGATCAGAACCTAAACCTGATGCCTCTACCGTTGGGCTACCGGAGCTTATGAAGTTGGGGAGTGTGACGGGACTCGAACCCGCAGAATCCCGGACCACAACCGGGCGCACTGCCTTCGTGCTTCACACTCAGTCGGGATAGGAGGAATCGAACCTCCGCTGTCTTGCTCCCAAAGCAAGCGCCTTACCACTGGGCCATATCCCGTCTGGCTTCCAAGCGACCGACTAGAAGACTTGGAAGCCTTGCGCTCCATACGGGACTTGAACCCGCGACCTACGGCGTGACAAGCCGTTGCGCTAACCCCTGCGCCAATGAAGCATGAAGTTGTCTTGCGTAGTCCGTACCGGGATCGAACCGGTCTTCTCCTGGATGAAAGCCAGGTGAGATAACCACTACTCTAACGGACCTTATCAATGGGGTGCCTGCGTTTTATGAGATACGTCTATGCCCGTTCTCTGCGACAGTCTTACGTTCACATAGCCCCAACGCTGCTCACCCTGGATTCGAACCAGGAACCTTCCGGTTCAGAGCCGGACGCAACTACCAATTGTGCTAGCAAGCATCAATGTTCACTTGTGACGCTCCCCGGGCTGGATTCGAACCAACGACATCCGAGTTAACAGCTCGGCGTTCTTCCACTGAACTACCAGGGATCAAGCTCGGCTGCCTGGGTTCGAACCAGGAACCTCTAGGACCAAAGCCTAGCGTGCTTCCAGTTGCACCACAACCGATTATTCACGTACCGCGTACGGGATTCGAACCCGTAGTCTCCGAGGTTGAGAACCTGGTGAGATAACCGTTACTCTAACGCGGCGTGGGAGCCGTTGGTATCGAACCAACCTTGTCCATGGACACCAGCTTTACAGGCTGGGTGATGCACCTGCATCGGACTCCCGTTCGTACCGGGTGGGAAGTGTGGAGATGAAAGACCCACCCGGTACACGTGGCGTCCTGGGGGAGCCACGCGCGTTATTCGGAGGTGTGCGGAATCTCGAATAACGCCTATGTAGTTGGCGGAGGGTAAAGGAGTTGAACCCTCAGGTTTCACCCTGGCACGGTTTTCAAGACCGCTTGCGCACCAACGCGCGCTACCCTCCATGCGGAAAGTCACGGGATCGAACCGTCATCCCGAAGGATGTCCCCAGGTAGCAACCGGGGCGAGACACCAAGTCTCAGACTTTCCAGCGAACGGCTCGGTATTCAGGTGACCATCCCCCGATGAACCTTCCGAACCGTTCTCGTAGCGGGAGCGGGAGTCGAACCCGCATCATCCTGGTTATGAGCCAGGTGCTCTACCTTTAAGCTATCCCGCGTCGCAGTGCGTACCCAGGCCATCACACCTGTCACGCACACCCTGAGAGAGTGACGCTCTCAAGGTCCAGTCAGAGGACTACCTGTGGGCGTCCTCGGAGCCGGTATCGCTTCCGTAACGCGACTGGGACTCGAACCCAGATCCGGGCCCGGGTTAGGGGCCCTGCTCTACCATTGAGCTACCGCGTTTACCCCTGAACCACCAGGAGCCTTTGCCAGTCCTAGGAGCGACCTAGGCTGGTTAGTCCGTTACGCTGGTTAAGCGCTTGGCCTTCTAAGTGTACGGACTCACACACTCAGCACCCCCGAGAGGAATCGAACCTCTGTCAATCGCTTTGGAGACGGTTGCCTTGCCACTAGGCTACGAAGGCTTGTGCCGGACCGAAGCCCGGACTTGATGGTACTACTTCCCGACAGGAATGTCCTGCCCATTGTCCCAATCGAGGTCATCCCATGTGTTGTCAGACATTGGCATCCTTCCGTCGTGTGTCTTCGTTCTTGCTGATAGGAGTACTCTAACATAATGCCCCGGGGCAGTCAACCCCCGGGGTAGTGTCTACGTTCGTGCAGGTCAGAGGGTAAACCAGCGGTATCCGTTGACCTCAGAGACATACTTGCTCTCAACCTTGCCAGCCTGGGCGAGCTTACGCAGCGAGGTGTACACCTGCTGCTCTTTCTCTTCCATGGCCTGGGCAATGTCCGGTTTTGAAACACCCGCGTCGCCGGAATCCTGCACGATTTCCAGCACCCGAGCTTCACGAGCGGCAACCGCAGATGAAGGCTTGCGTCCACGCTTGTTCTCAGTTGCCGATACTGCTTCGGGAACCTCCGCAGCATCCAACACGGGGGTTTCGGAGAGTACCGATGCGGCCTGCTGAACGGCTGCCTCCAAAGAGAGGTCAGTCTCCTCGGGCGTCGACAGCGGCTCCTGTTCCGGCTCCTCACGCTGTCGCTTGGCGCGGCGTGCGAAGGCGTTGTCTTTGTCTTTCTGTCGGTTCTTCGCTACCCAAAATGGCATGAATAGTCCTTTCATGGTAAAAGGGGACCCCGAAGGGTCCCCATGATCGTCTAGAAACCGGGGTCCGAGGAGAACCCACCCGCAGGCGTGGAGCCAGCGGAAGCGGTAGCAGCGACGGGCGGGAAGCTCGTCACCTCAACCGCGCCGCTCGCAGGTGCGCGCAGCGGGCCCTGGTGCTTGGCCTGCATCACACCACTGCCTTTCGGGAACTCTTCGTGCTTGACCACGATGGTGATCTGCTTACCCTCCACGACACGGGCAATCTGCGCCATCGAAGGCTTGTGCGCCTTCAGAGTGTCGAAGCTGATCCCGAGTCCCTTAAGGTGTCGCATGAACATGGACACCGCACCTTCCATCCTGTCCGGCTCGGTACCGGGTCCAGGGCGCGACACGTATACGGTGTCGATCCCCTTACCAGCGTAGGGACCCTCGCTCACTTTGATCGTGCACGCAACCATCTCGTTGTTCTTTTTTGAAACCTTCGATTCGGCCCCACGGATAACCGCCTGGTATTGCCCCTCAGGCAGGATGTTGAAGGCTTCATCAGCGGTTCCCAGGATGTCATCCCAGCTCACGTCTGCCATTGTCTGTCCTTTCGTTACGGCTGGAAGCCGTGGAAGATCTTGCCCATCATCGTGGTGATGTTGGGGTTATCGATGGTATTGCTTTCGAACCGGTCTTCGAAATGCGAACCGGTGATGTACAGAGGGTGCGGTTTCACCAGCAAGCGTCGCACCGTAGGTGAGTCGTCGGTGATGATCCCGTCTTGGTTCGCCACCTGGGCGATACGCAGGCACGCGGTGGTGTTCATCCAATACCCGATGCCGTTGCGGAGTGACCCCTCCATCTGCGGGGTGTACGTCCCATCTTGCTGCGCCTTGCCTTCGGAGGTGAACACCATGACACGAGCGGGATTGTCCCGATCCTTCACGATGTCCCGAAACCGCTTCACGCGGTCGGACATGTGCGCCAGGAGTTTGCCCCAGTCCTGATACTGCAAGCCTTCGATACCGACAAGTGCTTTCTTACAACGGTTCTGGACCTCGGTAACCGAGTCCATCACGATGGATTGGAACGGGTGGTCAGGACGGATAACCCAGTTGATGACCTGGTCAACCGTCTCCCAACGCTGCACATCTACGACACAGATGTCATGCTCGTCCATCGCAGGTGGAGGTGACGCGAGGTCATCCCACCACGTGACGCGGTACGGCTGTCCCTCGTTGTTCGGGTTCCGCCTGCCATCGAAGGCGTTCCAAGAACCCTCCGCGTCAAGCGCGAGGAGCGGTCCGGGGGATGTTGCCGCAAGGGAGGACTTCCCTACCTTCGTGCGTCCATAGAGCAGAAACGACGCATTGTGCCTTGGATTTCGTTCTGTCATTTGATCCTTTCTCCGTTCGTCTTTGATACCTGAATTCTATCATACCCCCTAGTCGGATGGGGGAGGCGCGTCATAACGCGCCAGCGGGTTCCGCTCTACGAATTGATCCCGAAGCATGTCCTCCACCCGTGATCCGTCGTCAAAGAGCGTACACGCGTTGAAAAATTGGCAGTCCCATGAGCAGTCACGAGTCGGATTCGGATACGCCAACTGAGCGGCGTACTCGTCGCTGCCTTCGCTCTGGAGTTTGCGCTCCAGTTCGAACATGTCTCGGATGATCTCGCGCATACGGATCTCGTAGGAAAGGAGTTCATCCTTGTTGTGGTGAATCTCGTATCGCGCGTAGAACGGAGGCTTGGCAGCCTTCGTCCGCTTCACCTTCTTCAGGACGTTGTACAGCGCTCCATCGCACTGCTCATCGGTGCCAGTCATCCACTCAAGCCAGTGATAGTGCAACATCTGCGGGTCTTGTTGGAGGCTCGGCAGGTTCATGGTGAGTGACTGCGCGGTTTTGTGGTCGAGAAACAGTCGCTTCCCGTCCATCACACGAAGTAGTCGCATGTCGATTTTGCCGACGACCTGAAAATCGCCGTACTCCTCCACCAGGGCAGGCGCGAAGAGATCCCCTGGGACCGTGATGACCTCTTCGGTAGAGATCACCTCCAGTCCAGCGTCCACGCCTTCCTCAGCGATCCACTGGAGGTACCCCTCCAACATGATCCGCTCCAGTTCGCAGTCCTTGATGAAGGTGTCGTTTACTGCCTGGTCATACTCCTGTCCATCTTTGGCTGCCGCTGAAAAGTATGCGTTGAGGTCCGATCCTTGAGCTTTCACCAGTGCATCGAACGGGTCTTCTCCTGGTGTGTAGACAGCCTCCAGAGCAGTGTGCACGCGGGAACCCGAACGCAGCGGCCCTGTGGGGTCGTTGCCCTTGGGGGCGAGACGACGAATCTCCGACAGCCACCACTTACGGCGACAACGGAGGAAGGTCTTCATCTCCGATTGGGAGATGCGCCGAATTTCAGAGCCCATGCTCAATCTCCGTCTCTACTTCTAGCAGGAACTGAATGAGAGGCTTCACGTCATCATGCGGGATGTGCATCGTGTTGAACGGGTAACGTACATTCCGGTTAGTGACTGTGATCCGGTTCGTGTCTACTTCGGCTATCAGTTTTCCGTTCTCCGACTCAAAATGTTTCGCTGTGGTTTTCATGCGACGCACCTTCCCTGACTTCAGCCTCAATGCGAGGCCACCACTTCTCTACGAACTCGCGGCGGTTTACCAACCGCTTTCGGGCCCTCTCCCGGGCGATGTACTCTGGAGTGGCCTTGGGGTTGTCATATCGCATACTAGGTATCAGTTCCTCCCTCTTTGTCTCTTCCGCGTAGCCACACCACCGTGAGCAGGACCAGGAATAGCCCTAGCACACATAGGCCGTAGGGCCATACTGATCCGCTCACGGCGATCTGACTCCTTATGCCAGCAGGTTGCCAGCCTCAAGACGCGTTGCTTCCGCGTCAAGCTCATCAGTACTCTTACCCAAACGCTCCAGTTTGGCGCGGTCGCGCACGATCTCTTCCAGCCGTTCGGCCTTCTCGTAGAGGCGCTGAATCTGCGTCTCTTCGATGGTGCCAGCCGTCACCAAGTCGATGATGGTGATGGATTCATGCACCTCCGAGCCGATACGGTGCACGCGGTCAACGCCCTGATTGTTGTCTACCAGGCTCCATGACCGCTGAAGACGTACCATCGTGTCAGCACGCGTGAGGTTGAGCCCCACACCCCCGGCCTTGTACGTGAACAGGATGTAGTCGAGTTTGCCCGATTGGAATGCCTGCACCGCTTCGTCACGCTCATCCGCAGAGACGCCACCGGTGACCCGTGCGAACGGGATATCCTGCTTCGTAAGTCGGTCGGCTGCGAGATCGATCAGCTGTCGGTGTTCGGCGGCGATCACCAGCGGCTTGCCCGGGTTGTCCTCGATGATGGACATGAGCTCGTCCACCTTTGGCGACGGGTCGGTAAGCGTCATAGTCCACGACGCAGGATTATCGGGCTCGTCGCCCCTGTCAACCTCGCAGTAAGCGGAGGCGAACTGGAGGAGACGGGTAGCCCCGGCAAGGTTGCCGTCAGCGACCAGCACCGTACCATCGTCAAGCACCGTGACCAGGTTCTTTTCAATCTCAGCGTACGCCTTTGACTGCTTGGGGCTCATCTCCACATCACGACGCATGAACGTCTTATCAGGGAGCTGTGTCAGCACCTCAGCTTTGATCATGCGTCGGAACATGGGATCAACCAGGGAGAAGAACTCTTCCTTCCGCTTCGGGTTCAGCCCGATGATGGACATACCCCCGAAGGCGTTGAGCTCCGTGAGCGCGTATCGATCGGTGAAGGCCGACTTCGCAGGGAAGTTCTTCGGATCAACCGTGTGCAGGATGCTCCAGATATCTCCTGGGTGGTTCGCCACGGGGGTTCCGGTGAGCGCCCAACGGTAGTTGACGCTGGGACCGTGGAACACATTCCAGATGGCGCGCGTCTGGAGCGCCTTGGGGTCCTTCACCCGATGGGCTTCGTCCAGGACGCAGACCTTGAACGGGATGTTGTTGAGTTCCTTTTTGTGTGTCTCGCACGCAACAACTTTGAGGTCAGGCGTTCCCGCCTTGGGGTCGCACTCCTGGCACTTCTTCAGGCGTGTGGAGCCGTACGGCGACAGGCGCGAGTGCAGGCGAATGGATTCGGTGTTCATGATGATCACCGCCCTGCTGCTTTCCGACGCTTTTTCCAACTGCTTGCGTCGCTGGGTGGCATTCCCGTGGATCACGAACGGCTTTGCCTCTGGCAGCCACTGACGGATTTCCCGCTCCCAGTTTCGTTTCAGGGTGTTGGGGCAGACGATCAGCGCAGGATACGCGCCGCTTTCAACCCAGCCCATCCCCTCATAGCCTGGTTCGGTGTCGCGGTGAATGACTTCATCCTGGGTTCCAACGACACGAAGCGCCGCAATCGTCTGGAAAGTCTTGCCAGACCCCATCTCGTCACCAAGTACAGCATTTCGGGCAGTCACTAGGAAGTCACGTCCAGGTATCTGAAACGGGTATAGCTTCTCGTCGTGGTCGTTGACGGGAGTGTAGGGCTGCACAGGCTCGACAGCCTCACGGAGACTGAGCGCACGCTCACGCCGGTATCGGCTCCCCTGCGCCCACTCCCCCAACTTCGGCCCGACCATGAGGCGTTCACCGAACTGCGCACGCAGCACGACGCATGACGCCCATGACAGTGGCAGCGTCCAGCGCTTGGTGTCCTTCTCCCAGCGCTTCCCAGGGATCTCTTTGATGGGGTAGGAGTCATTCCAGAGGGTTTCCACCCACTCGTCCCGCTCCACCCCATGGAGCATGATGCGTTCTTCGTTCTTTACCTGGGCAATCTCGGCTACAATCTGCGTCATGGTGTCGTCCTTCCTTCATCTTCGGATTTCATCATAGCATCCTTCACCAGGTCTGACCACAGCGCCTGGTCAACGTCCTTCAAGAGTGCGAACGCCTGTCGGGCCGCATCGTTGGCGTGGCGGAGCTGGGGGGAGTACCAGCCAACACCCTTGAGCATGTCATCTGAGGCGAACTTGAGGTTCGCTTTCAGGTACTGACGCACGTCAGTGATCCCGTGCAGCTGGGCGATAGCCTTCACCGCTCCAGTCACCTCCAACGCCTCCGATTGCTGGGACAGCTTGGCAGTGCGCTGCGTGATGATGTAGCGCTCAATGGCGATATGCACACTATCGACCCCTACCATGCCAATCCCTTCGCTGATGTAGTCCCGGAGTTTGAAGGGGGATATGTCAGCGGAAAACTGCTCGGGCCACGTCCACGGGTCAATGGGCGTGGAGGTTCCAAGCCGTGGTGCGTGATAATAGGCAAACAATCCGGTTTTTAGCCCAGGATCGATACCGATCACGACGAAACTAGACATAATCGACCTTCTCTCCCCATCGGTTCCCGATGGATACTCCCGCTGTGAGCGGGATAGACAGCAGCTTGTTGTCATTCATGACATCGTTCAGGGTCGCCACGACATCGGGAACGTCAGCGGTGTCAACTTCTAGGATCACTTCGTCGTGCACTGGGAGGCGCATAGACGAGCCCAGCCCCGCAGCGTCCAGCTCTAGCAGCTTCATCTTCAAGATCTCCGCTGCCATGCCCTGGATCGTGTAGTTCACCAATGCGTATTCCCTGCCTGCCTCACCCACGAACCTGCGGTTCGTCAACGGTGATCGGGTGTACGGGGCTCCTCCGTCGCGTGCACGCTCACGTGCGCGGTTCTGCACCTCACGCTGGAAGTCGGGCACTCCAGAGTATGACGAAGCGAAGTCTCTGGACAGCTGCTCAACCTCCGCAAGCGGCACGCCCGTCGTGGCTGCCAGCTTCTCGTTGCCAGCGCCGTACAGCGTGGCGTAGACGTATGACTTCGTCAGCTGTCGCCTGGCGTCGTCCTTGTCGATCGTCGGATCGTGGTAGATACCCCTGGTCAGGATAGTGAAGAAATCGCCTTCCGAGGCGAACGCAGCAGCCAGCCCCGGGTCGGCCGACAGGTGAGCCATGATACGGAGCTCCACCTGGTCAAAGTCCACCATGAGGAGCGTTTTGCCTTCCTCGGCAATCACGCAGTTGCGGATCACACGTGAGAGCGGGTCCTTCCCTCGCGGCAGTTGCTGTAGGTTCGGGTTCGTCATGGACATACGGGCAGTCTTGACCCCGAAGGCACCCGCAGCCTGCTCTTTGAATCCGAGTGTGTTGATGTTCGGGTGCAGGCGGCTGTCGCGCTCCGAGTACTCCAGGAACCTCCGCAGGTACGTCGATTGCAGCTTCTCGACCTTGCGGCGCTGCTCAATGACGCGGATCAGCGGGTGGTCTAGGGAGGCAATCACTTCCTTGTCCAGCGAGTAGGCACCTGTGTCAGTCTTCTTATGCAACTCCACGCCGTCCGCCAGCAGCACTTTGAGAATCTGCTCTTTCGAACCGGCATCAACGCCGTATTCGTCCTGGGCACGGCTGGTCAGCTCGTCGTACATCGCGCTGAAGTCCCGATGCTGGGCGGAGGTGTACTCACGGTCAACCAGGACGCCCGCCTGCTCCATGCGATCGGCGATCCAACCCGCAGCCAGTTCTAGGTCATAAGCTCTGGGAGCCTCGCTGAGGACTGTAGGCGCGTGGTGGTCCCACAGACGTACGGTCAAGACAGGGTCGAGAGCGGCGTATGTCCAGTACGCGGCTACAGGTCCAGTGGCCGCTACAGGGATCGTGGCCCAGCTCCAACCTCCTGAGTGCATCACGCTGTCCAGCTGGCTCTGCATGGCTGCGGCTCGGCTGTCAACGTGTCGTGATGACTGCTGCTTCAGCCCCACTGAAACAGCGGGATTGGCGACGTGGCTCAACATCATGGTGTCGTCAACGAGGTGTGTAGGGAAGTGAATCCCGTGCTTGCGGAGCATCGCAACGTCATACCGGGCGTTATGCGCGACGAAC